CAGTCTTCAAACAGCTGTAAATATAGATTCTTATAAAAATGTAGTTATAGGTGGCAGAACATCTTTTAATGGCACTACAGGCTCTTGTGCAGCTTTATATGCTGAGTATACAGGCTCTGCTATGGGAACTACTTCTCATTCAGCTGCTATAAAAGCTGTTATAGATCATGATAATTCATCTGATACCTTTCCTCCTAATGGCTCTGCAAGACCTGGATTATTAATTGTCAATAAAGATAGCACAACTAATAGTTTTTCTACTCTTCAATTTTCAAATACAGACGATAGAGCTAATAGACCTGTTGCATCAATATCTGCTAGAGCAATACATGGTGCACAAAGCCAAGGATTGTTAAGCATAGGTGTTGGAGGAGCTAGTGGTGCTAGTCATAATTCTCAAATTTTAGCATTAAAAAAAAATGGTTCAGATACTTGGTTTTCTATTACAAATGTAAAAGATACTAATGGAAATAATGATGCATCCGATGCAGATGATGCTAGAAAAAGTATATTAAAGTTTGTAGGAGTAACTCAAGATGGTGGAGTTACTTATGATGCTATAGAACATGACTTAGCAAATATAGTTGTATCTCATCATGGAACTGCAAATGATAAAAAAGGTAAATTTAAGATACTAGTAAATGATGGCGATGATGTTAATAGTTCGTTAACACAAGCTATGTTTATTGGTTCAGATGAAGGTCATACAGCATTAGGATTAGGTGCAGGAGCTAATCTTGGAGATTCTCATCACAATCAATATAATACTTTTATAGGAAAAAATGCTGGAGTAGGTACAAATACAGGTGATGGTAATGTAGCAGTAGGCGCTGGAGCTTTATATTATAATCAAAAAGCAAATTTTAATACAGCTTTGGGATATGAAGCAGCTAAATTTATTCAACATAGCAATGATAACGGAACAAGTACTTCCAATGCTGATGTTGATATGTATAATACATGTATTGGTTTTAGTGCTATGCCTACTAGTAAACAAGGAATTGAGAATACTATTATAGGAGCTAATGCAGGGTATCAATTAAAAGCTGATGGAAATGTAGCTATAGGTAGGTCTGCTTTATCTACAGAAGATTATGGGGATAGTACAGTTGCAATAGGAAATTATGCTTTAAATCATCAAAATGATGTAACAAGTAGTAGTGGTAGTAACAGTACTACAGGCAATGTTGCTGTTGGTCATCATGCTGGTAAATTTTTAGAAGAAGGATTAGATTGTACATTTATTGGGTCTCAAGCAGGAATGGGTTTAAATACTGATAGGCTTGATGGACATGATAATACAGCAGTAGGAAGTAAAGCAGGGTATTCATTAATAACAACAGCTGCAGGAAACACATTGATAGGGACTAAAGCTGGTTATTTACAAACAACTGCTAATAATAATGTAGTAATAGGTTATAATGCAAGTTATTATAATTTAACTGGTGGAGCTAGTGTATTTGTAGGAAATCAATCAGGTATTCATACTAGGAGTACTACTGGAACTAATACTGTGATGGGTTACAAGGCAATGTATAATGGTCATAGTACTTATAATGATAATATAGCTCATAGTAATACAGTTATAGGTTCATATGCAATGGGAGAGAATACTGATGCAGCATTAACAGCTGTAAGAAATTGCATATTAGGTGCTTATGCAGGTAAAGAAATGCTTAGTTCTGATGATTGTATTCTTATTGGTTATAGTGCAGGTGTAGCTTTAACAACAGGAAATGATAATACTTTAGTAGGTAATTATTCAGGAGAAAATATTACAACTGGGGCAAGTAATACTATGCTAGGTTATCATAATAATGCATCAGCTGTAGATGTAACTCATGAAATTGTAATAGGAGCAGGAGCAGACCATAATAATCCTCTTGTAGGGCAAGGAACTGAAACTTGTACAATAGGAACAAATACTGATTATATAACTGTAGATTTTGGTGAGAATGCTACATGGTCGCATTCATCAGACAGAAGAATTAAAAAGAATATTGAAGATAACAAATTAGGACTAGAATTTATAAATAGATTAAGGACTGTAACATATAATAAAAAAGCTCCTAGTGAATATCCAAGCTATTTCAATGCACATGATGCTAATAAAACAGAAAGAAAGAATCCTGATAAAAAACATTTTGGATTTATAGCTCAAGAAGTTAAGAAAGCTATAAAAGCTGTAGGAGAAAAAGATTTTCCTATGTGGAATGAGCAAGAAGATGGAATGCAAACACTTAGCGAAGCATCATTGATACCACCATTAGTAAAAGCAATCCAAGAATTATCTAAAGAAATAGAAGAACTTAAAAGGAGATTAAATGAATAAAGAAAGTTACAAGACATTAAAAACAGCATCTAAAGTTTTTATTGTAAAAGAAAAGTTAGTAACACAAAAAGAGCTTAAAGATTCTGATGGCAATGTAGTTCAGCCTAAAGAAGAGAGAGATGTTGTGTATCTTAAGCAAAAGAAATGGAATCCTGATACAGGAGATGCTACAACAGATTCTAAAATGGAATTAAATCTAGTTGACTTAGAGAATGAAAAGTCTAGTTTAACATCTCAGATAACATCTATTCAAGCAAAAATAGATGGTTTAGACGAGATGATTAAAGACGTAAAAGCATTATAAAATAAAGGAAAACAATGAGTAACATAAAAACAACAAAAGAACCTTCTGTTAATGAAATGACAGAGCAATTAACTAAAGTAACAACTCAATATGAAGAGTCTGTTAAACAAGCTAATTTTCATTCAGAAATAGCTAAGAGATGCTTAGGAGCTATGGAAGTTCTGCAGAATCTATTAGGAGTTGAAGAGGTAAAAGAAGAAGTAGAAGAAACTAAAGAGCCAAAAGAGGAATCTTAAATGGATAAATTAATAGATGCAATAAAAGAATCAGAAGGTTTTAGGTCTAAAGTGTATAAATGTACTGAAGGGTATGATACGATAGGTTACGGGTTTGCAATAAAAGACTTAGAATTAGACGAAGATATTTGTCATCAAATATTAGTTAAGAAAATAGAAGCCTTAAAAAAGAAAGCTCTTAATAAGTTCCCATTTATGAGCAAAGTACCAGAAGAAAAATGCAATATAATATATGAAATGTGTTTTCAAATGGGAGTTTCTGGAGTTTCTAAGTTTAAAAAAATGCTTTTAGCTTTAGAGAATGGAAATTACGATAAGGCTTCAGCAGAAATGCTCGATTCCTTATGGGCTAAGCAAACACCAAATCGTGCATTAAAACTTAGTAATGAAATGAAAAGTTCAGTTTAATAATGTATTCTAAAAATACTACTTACATGAAGATCCCTAGATTTTCTAGTAGTTATAAACCTTGGGATACATTTGATAAAATAATAAGAGTTGTTTTTATTAGAAAGAATAAAAATGCCAATAACAAATGAAAAAATATATAATGAACTGCAGTATATCAAAGGTAAAATGGACGCTGAAGAAGAACATTCAAAAGAACATAGAGAATGGGAAGTAGGTATGATATCTGATATAAAAGAAAATCTTTCTGAAATGAACAGTAGAATTAATTCTAATGAAAATGCTATAAATTGGTTTAAAGGAATAGGAGCAACTCTTATATTTTTAATAGGATGGCTTTTTAAGAAATGAAAAAAAGACAAGTTATGTATTGGAGAGAACCTCCAGAAGATGAATTAAATACAAATTTTGTAAAAGATTTGGGTATAACTTGTAAAAAAGTATTTAGAAGAATCCCTAGTGAATGTGCTTATTGCAAAGAAAGTCGTATTGCAGGTATTGAAATATATGGAGCTGGATCTGGTGTCACTTTATGGATATGTGAAGATTGCGAGGGATTATTATTAAGGTACTCCACAAGTACCACAGAAAAGAGATTGCTAAAAGCATCTCAAGTTTACACACATCCAGATCATTGGAATCATACTATGGAAGACGATGTAGACTTGAATTAGGAGACATATGTTTGGATTAAAGAAGAAGTCTGAAATCAGGAGAGCTATAGTGACTCCTGATAAGCACTTTCCTTTACATGACAAAAGCGCAATAAATGTAGTATGTAAAGCAATAGAGTTAGTAAAGCCTGATATTTATGTAGATTTAGGGGATACAGGTGAGTGGGAAAAATTTAGTAGGCATTATTGGAAAGATAGAGAAAAGCCTCCATTGGAAGTTTTAATACCAATGTTAAAAAAAGAAATTAAAAGTGTTAACAAAGGGATGGATTTAATAGATAAGTCTCTTGATAAAGCAAAATGTAAAGAGAGATATTTTATACAAGGGAATCATGAAGTCTGGTTAGATGAATTTGTAATAAAACATCCGTACTTAACTGAATTTAAGACTGAAAATGCTTTAAAGTTATCTGATAGAGGCTATGAATACTGGCCTTATATAAGTACTAAAAAACTTAAAATAGGTAAATTAAACTTTACACATGGTGACTTTGTTCCAATACATCATGCTAAAAAGCATTTAAGTGTGTATAAAGAGAATGTAATATATGGACATACTCATGATATACAAAGATTCACTGAAACAGGATTGGGAGGGACTCAATCTGCCTGGAGTCTTGGATGCTTAAAAGATATGAAATCTGAGGCAAACAGATGGTTAAAAGGTAATTTACATAACTGGAATCATGCATTTGCTATAGTTGATTTTTTTAAAAATGGTGATTTTAAAATAGAAGTTGTTGAAATAATAAAAGGTAGAACTACTTTATGGGGAGAAATGATCAATGGCAAATCTAAGTAAAGAAGAAATAGCTAAAAGAAAAAAAGAAAGAATGGCAGCCAAAAGGCTAATGATAGATAAGTTAAGGTTTTGGGTAGGCGTATTTAGTGTACCTACAATCTTAATTATGGCTTGTATGCTTATAGGTGCTGCTTATTTTCTTGGCGAATCACAATTAGCTGTAGTAACAGGTCTTATTTCGACCATAACGATAGGTTTAATCAATGTTCTCAATGGAATGGTAGTACCACCAGCTCCAGAGGATCCATTAGCTGTAGTGGCTAAGGATTTGGTTCACCACTTACAGGACCAATCTCAAAAAGATATGGAAGTGTCTATGGATAGAAATACAATTAAAATTGGAGGGAATGGAGTAAAGATGGAATCTAAAACTCCTGGCGATCCAGTATGGGGAGATGATACTCCTTTAACTAATAAAAAAAGGAAACCAAAAAGTAAATGAAAAACATGCATGATTATAGCAAAGTAGTAAAAGCAATGAGAGATTTTTTTCAAGAAGAAAAAGGTTTTATAGAAGTACCTGCTCAAAGCAGACAATCTATACTAGCAGCTTGTGAAGATCCAGCGACAATAACAAAATATGAATTTAATAATGTTATTTGGCCTTTACCTCAAACAGGGCAAATGTGGTTAGAAATAGAATTGTTAAAAAATCCTGATGTAAAAGGTGTATTTTGTGTAACAACAAGTTATAGAAATGAGCCTAATCCTATAGCAGGAAGACATGAAAAGATATTTCCTATGTTTGAATTTGAATCACATGGCAATATCAATGATATGATTAAATTAGAAGAAGAATTATTAATGCATTTAGGGTTTGGATCTATGCATGAAAAAATAATGTATGATAAAGCTTGTAAGAAATACAATACTATGGAATTAGATTATGATGAAGAAGAAGCTTTATGTAAAGATTTTACACCTTGCACTTTTTTAACTCACTTTCCATTAAGGACACATCCTTTTTGGAATATGAAACATGCTGGTACAGGTATATACAATAAAGTAGATGTTATAATGCATGGTATGGAAACTATAGGTTCTGCTGAAAGAGCTACTGATATACAAGAGATGAGAGATCAATTTCATAATATATCAGATGGTGAATATGCTAAATTACTTTATGGTCATTTTACTAAAGAAAGAGTTGAAAAAGAGTTAGAGGAATACTTATCTTTAGATATGTTTGAAAGGTTCGGTGGAGGTATAGGAGTTACTAGAATGGTATCTGCTATGAAGTCTGCTAATTTACTTGGGGCGTAGCACAATGGCAGTTGCAACGGACTGTTAATCCGAGGGTTGTAGGTTCGACTCCTACCGCCCCAGCAGAAAGGAGTGAATATGGTAAGTTTTACTCATTTTATAGTTATAGTAATGGGATTGGGAGTAGGAGAATACTTTAATTGTAAATATCCTAGAGTAGAAGATGGATATAGTAGTGAAGGATATGTTTGTAATTGGGAGGAAGACGATTTTTATTTAATAAATGGTCAACATATACTAACTCCTATAGATTCTACAGACAATTGTTTTGAGGAAAAAGCTCGTAAAAAGTATTGGGAGAAAAGGTAATGGAATTTTTAATAGCATTATTTAAAAGTTTCTTTATATCAATACCTATATTTATAATATATATAGCTATTAAAATCAAATGGAAACAGTGGAGAGAAAGCGAAAAATGAATTGCATGAAGAATTAATTATTATAATTTTAGCTATATTCTTACATTACGCTATAGAATATGGTGGTAATTTAGGTAATTATAGTTGCCCAGATTATTGTAAAGTAAAACATGAACATATAAAGGATGAAAAAGATGAAACTAGAAAAACTAGGTAATGTATTAAAGAAGCTTGATATAGATCCAGATAGTATAAAAGATGATCTTGAAGCTGCTGTTAAGGAAGAAGTTGATATTGTAAAAAAAGAAGTTGCTTTAAAAGCTGAAAAGAAAGTTATGCATTACCTTGATAGTGAAAAAGGTAAAAAACAAATGATTAAAAAAATTAATGATGCTATAGATATACCTTGGATATCAGAATCTATGGAAGAAAAAATATTTACAGTAATCTTTAATGTAATAAGTGGTGCAATTAAAAAAGTAATAAAAAAGGAGAAATAATATGCCTTACGGTAAAGGGACATATGGTAAAAAAAGAGGAAGACCACCTAAGAAGAAATCTGGTAAAAAAGGAAAATAATGCCTAAAAAGCTACATGAAATAAAGGGATTTCACACTGGTACTATTAGTAATCCATCTGAAACTGACGTTCCAGCTGATTCAAATGTTAGTAGTTTAGACATAGACAATCATTTATCAGCTGGATCTTTAAAAGGTAGATATGGGAATAAGAGTTATGATACTGGTGGATATACTACAAATAATTATACAAATGGAGTATTTACTATTGTTATTACTGCAGCTAATACTAGTCATGCTTTGAATAATTTGAATTTCAATATAAGTTCTCCACATAATGATTATTTGTTCTATCTTAGCTCGACAGGAGCTTCTCCTGCAGCACAACCACCAGCTGCTAGATCTGGCACTGAAGATGAAAATGTTATACAAATTCAAGTTGATATAACAAATAATGATACTATAGATCAAGTAGGTGAAAAAATTAGAGCCAAAATAAATACTATAGGTGTATTTAGTGCTTCTTATAATGTTAGTAATGATACTATTACAGTTACTCAAGGTAGAAAAGGAATTTTTAATGCTCCAACTGCAAATAATTCAGGATTTACTTTTGCAGTAACAACTCCTGGTGTTTTATATAATATAGATACTAAAAGTTCTATTTTTATAAAAGATGGAGAAGAACATGATTTTTTTTATGTTGATAATTTTACAAATAGATTAAATAGAATATCTGATTTTTACAATAAAAATAGCAATCAAGAATTAAAAAAAGGCAATGACATATCAGATCAAGAATTAAGTCTTTCTAAAACTAATAAAATCATAACAGCAGGAAGAGGGAAATCATTAAATCCGAAAGCTTTTGGATATTTGAATAACGATAGTTTGGAAGGGCAAAAGGGAAATTATTTTGAATCTGATGCTGAATTAAGCCCTCCTGATGGAACTAATCCTTTTGGTAGATTTACTAGAATTATAAAAGTTTCTAATGATGATAGTGGATTATATGGATATATTAAAGGACAACCATATATATGGAGAATTAAATTTGATCATACAAGCGCAGGAACATTAGGCTCAGCTTTTAGAAGTTCTAAATTAAATTTTAAAGTAGATCATATGTGTAATTGTGTTTCTGCTAGTGCATCTGATAGTTATGTATGGATTTATGATGGTCCTGGGAATGACCCTAATTCTCTTGAGTATAATTCATTTTCAAATAAAAATTATAATGATGATGAGACAGAAGATAATCCAGGAAGTTTTTATAAATTAAAAGTTAATGCTGGTACTCCTATTGATTGGGAATCTTCTCCTCCAGTTTTAAGTTCATTAAAACAAGTAAATATAGCTTTTGAAACAAATAAAGCTATGGATTGGACTCATGATAATACTGATAGTAATGAATATTATTCTGGAAAAGCAAGATTAGGTGATATGATGGAAACTGGAAATCATACAAAAGGAATTTTATGGTTTTTAATAATTCCAGTTTATTCTGATGAAAATGAATTATCTCAATGGTTTAGATTTACAAGAATAAATTGGATAGGAAATGATGCAAGTGGAAATCATAATGGATATGATGAGCCAAATTCAATAGCTAAAGGCATAGCTAATAGTATTCCAAGATGGTTATATGCTGCTAATGGAATGGAAGCAGTAGATGAGTCGGGTGGAGTAGAGACTATAACTTTTAATGATAAAACACCACAACATATGGGTTTATTAGAAACAAGAGGTAATACAAATTTACAAAACAATCCTCTTAACCTTCCTATATATCAAAATTATTCAGGATTTTCATTTAATGATGGAAATAAAGGAATGACGGAAGGTATTTGGGCGTTTTTCTATAATTTTACATACAAAGAATCCGATCAAACTTTTACAATGACATCGTATGATGCTCATGATGCTACTCACCAAACTGTTTATACTATAGCTAAAAATATTGGTATGATTTGCGCTCATAATTTTTCTCAATATATAGGAGATAATTGTGGAACTGCAAATAGAAGATGGACTGATACTGGAGCTGGAGCATCTAATATTGGAGATGATGTTCTTCCAAGAATTGCTCCTTTAGAATTTTCATTAGTAAACTTATCTGCTGATTATGGAATAGATGAAGATGGTGGCAGTGGAAATGCAGTAGTAGGTTGTATGACTAAATATAATACTCAACCTAGTGGAATATGGCTAGTTAATAGAATAGATTCTCAATGTAATAATAGTGGCTCAAATAGTTATTGGAATGGGATGATATGCGATACAGTAGATAGTAATTCAGGAACCTATGTAGAAGGCTCTAGCAGTGATGAGTATAGAGTTGACGTATCTGGTAAAACTGTAATGTATGTTTGTAGTTATTTAGGAAATGAAGGCGCTATGCATATGAATGATACAGATGGCTGGACAAGTGCTGCTGCTGGAGGTGAGCCAGCTGGATTAGGTAATGATGGTGATTTTGCAAGTGGTGCTCATAAAACATCTACAATGACATCTGATGCACCAGATACTGCATTAAGACAAGCTAGGCTTTTTAATAATGATGATTTTAATACTATATCTCCATCAGATTTTCATGGTGTATCTATGATACGAAAAGTTGGTACAGATTCGCAAGCCAATACTGATAATGCTTCTAGTAAGGAATCTACCTTTTTTGTTTTATATAAAAAACATCAAATTTATGGACCTGAAAATTTTGAATATTTTACAAAACTATTAGCTCTTGATGCAAGAGTTTGTAGTAATAACAAAGGGACTGCTGCATCTGGAGATGTTGATGCAAATATATTTGAAGGAATTGCTACTTTTAATCAATCATCATATAGTATATCATTTGATGGGGATGGAGATTTAGATGGCTTAGGTACGATATCTGCTCATAATCCAAGGATGCAAGATCCTACTTTTGTTGTAGAAGAATTTAATGCTGGTGGTACTGGTAATGCAATTGGTTTACATTCTAAAACTGTAGATACTAGATTAGTATTTTTTGATAGGTCAGGATCTATGTCTTTAAAAGTTATGGATTTAGTTACAGATGATTATTTAATTAATTCAACAGATCCTGTTGATCAAGATGCAAACAATGCTAATGAAAATTATACTTTTGAAGCTTTTGGTCAAACTTTAACAGATTTTGGTTTTGGAGGATCCGATTCTATTATATCTGCTTTTACACCATCAGCACATAGTCAAAGTAAAAGTAATTTTATATATAATACTACTTATTATTATAAAGTATCATTTCTTTATGATGGATACCAAGAAAGTCCTTTAACTTCATTTCCATGGACATTTAATGCGAATGCAGCAGATAGCGGAAATTATAATGCTGATACTGATAACTATGAACAATTAGAATTAAGTTTAAAATTATCTAATATAGTTCCTAGAATTTCGCATTTAAATATTTATAGAACTGATGATCCTAATAAATTATATAGATTAATTAAATCTATTCCTTTAGACAGTACTTGGGTAGAGGATGAAAATCAAATTTTTCAAAAAACATATATAGATATTGGGAATAGCGGTGCTAGTTATGAAGCTATTAATAATATGCCACAAGATTTAAGAAAAACACAGCCTAATTATACAATTTCTGAAGTATTTGAAGGGTCTTTATTTATTGGAAATTGCTATCATTCTAATATAGTTGATGGTTCTACTTATATTTTTAAATCTCAGCCTGGAAATTTTAATCAATTTAATTGGTCTCAAGATTTTTTAAAGTTACCAAATACTCCTACTGCAATGAAATCTTATTTAGGGAGACTATATGTTTGGGATGAAAGTAATATGTATGTTGTTAATTCTAATTTAATAATAGAAGATACATATGAAGGAATAGGATGTTTAAATTCTAAGGCAGTAACATCTTGTGATGCAGGAATGTGTTTTGCTGATTCTAATAATATTTATTTACAAACACAAGGATATCCGCAAATAATATCAAATCCAATTGCTACTGCAGGAGACAGCACAGGCTATCAAGATTTATTAAATCCATCTACATTTAATCCTAAAATTTATTATATATCAAAGATTACATCATTTATAGTTATAGTAAATAGTTCTTTTTCTTGGCTTTATAATGTTAGCTCTAGAAGATGGGATAGATGGACTACTACTAATATAGAATCTGGTATTTTAGGGAAAGATAATGAATTACTTTTATCTGAAACTTATGGAGAATTTCATAATTTAGCATGTAATTCTGCTAGTAGAGAAAATTATACTTGGAAAAGTAAAAAATTAACTATGGGATTTGATAGTCAAGATAAATTCTTTAAAAAGACAAGAGTAACAGGTACTAATGCTAATGTTATAGATACGACTGCTACATCTAAAGGATCACTTAGCCCTACCTATACAGATGATACTGATAATGCTGAGTATACACATCCAACAGGTGCTACTAGAAAAGGTAAATGGATACAATATACTATTACTAATGAATCAAATGAAGTTGATTCTATTGCTACTATATATAGAGATAGGAATGTTAAATAGTGTCAATATCAACAAAAAGAACTCCTAATGTAGGAGATTTAAACCGTGCAGTAAAAAAGATTTATGACGATATAAATGATATTATTAATTCAGTAAATAAAGAAGTAAGTTTATCTACCTCTATTGGTGGAAAAGCTGGAGACATTAGAGTAGTAAAAGATTCCTCTTCTAAAATAAGCACAACAAAGCACAAATTAGAGTTTAGATCTGATGAAGGATGGGATAAGGTTATAACTATGCCAAGAAATCCTGATAAATATGCTGGAATAGTTTATAATCCAGAGTCAGAAACTTTTGAATGGACTAATATGGATGAAGTCCAAGAAACTACTATGTCTAGCCCTGGTAAATCAGTTCTATTTACAACTGCTACTGTTAATAAAGTAACAGCTATTGGATTAAAAAATGTACCAAGCGCTGCAGGAGAAGACGGACAAGGAGTGATATGCGCTGGAAGTACTGATGCCGATCCTAAAGGTGATACACATAGATTAAAAGCAATGTCTATAGATAGCACTACAGATGTAAAAATAGAACTTGATAGTGATTCTTATGCTCCTAAATTAACTATAAATTCTGAAGTAATTGATGTTGCAAATATTGCAACTAGTGCTTTAATAAAAAATGACGAATCTTTTGATAATGTTGATACAAAGCTAATGACTGCAGCAGCTGTTAAAGATAAAATAGATGCTTCATTGCCAACGGGTAATGCTATTATAGATTGGACTGCTGATCAAGGAGGTACTAACATCCATGCTGGAAATTATACTAATACAGAATATAGTATAATGGCATCTGGAAATAGTTATGCTGCTGGACTTGTTGCTGCTGGATCTGGGACTCACAACTCTGAATTTTTAAGAAAAGATGGTACATGGGCTGCAATACCTTCTGCTAGCTTTCCAACTGGAGATAGTGGTAACGCTGCTATATATGATAATAGTGGAACGCCTACTTTAAAATCTAGTATAACTCAAGGAGAGATGCAAACAGCTATAGGTGGTGTTTATACTGATACTAATACTCAAAATACTACTACGCTATCATTTGTAGATAGTAGTGATGATACTATATTGAGAAACACAACAGGCGGTGCTGGTAGCGGTACAGATGACATTAAATTTGTAGCAGGTTCGAATATAACATTAACAAATGCTGATGCTGATAATATGACAATAACTGCTGCGAATGACAATACTCAACTTGACAATGCAGGAGTTATAAGTAAAGTATTGACAGGTTTAAATGTTAGCGGTGGAGGTGCTGTTGCAGCAACAGATACTATATTAGCAGCATTTGGTAGATTGGAAAATAGAGTTGCTTTAAATGATGCAAAAGTAACTAATACAGATGTTAATGTAAGTATAGGTAATTTAGAAGGAAAACTAGGTGAAATTGATACAAGTATAACTATAGGTAATTCTACTAGTGTAAGTACGACTATATCAGGCGATTTACTTGGCAATGGAGAACTATTAACCTTTACAAGCGCAACTAGTTTAAAGCCAGAGTTAATCTTAGAAAATACTACTAATAATAATAGAGCTTCTATTATAAATTTTCGCAAAGATCCAGGAGATGGGAATGCTGCAAGCCAAGCAAGCACAGGAATAATAAGATTTAAAGGCATAGATGCTGGAAATGCTGATACAAATTATTCAGTAATAGATACTGGGATTGTATCTACTACCGCTGGTGACGAAGCTGGATATATATCTTTAAAAGCTATGACAAATTCATTTGAACAACTTGCTTTTAAGGGGACAGGTGTTGCAGATACTACTCAAGTAGATGTAGCCATAGCTCATGGAACGGATTCAAATACTATTATAGCTGGACATCTTACAGTAACTTCTGGTGTAAAATTTAAAGAATCTAGTGCGCCTACAGCAGCTACTGGATATAGCCATATATACTCTTTGAATGATAATAATCTTTACTATCAAGGTGAAGACGGAGTAGCTAGTTGCTTAAATGAGCAAAAATTTCACCTAATATCTAGCTTTTATCATGGTGGAAACAATGGAGAATGGGTTCCTTTTGGTGGTTCGCAAAACGAATACTCAACTCTTACTGGCACATCTACAGATGTATATGGTGATGATATATTCTTTATAGTGCCATACAATTTAAAGATAAATACAGTCTATTTAAATGCTACTAGATCAAGTAGCTTTGGGGAGATTGCTGGTAATACTACGGTAAGATTATATAAGAATGAATCAGCTCTTTCTAATGCTGTTTCAGTTAATGTTGATACAGTAGGTTATGACACTAATGATTTAAGTAATGTATTTACTTGGGACTTTAGCGCTGAAACTAATACATATTCAGCAGGAGATATGATGCAAATACATGTTGATCCTACAAACAAATTATATTATGTAACAATAACAATAGCTGGAGTGTATATTTAAATGACAGATGACAGATCATTCGCTATAGAAACTCCTATCGGGAGTGTAAAAAGCGACTCAGGCAATCATTTTACAGATGTATTTTCTGTTTTATTTATAGTTTTATTTATGTTTCTTTTTAAAGAATATGTTAAGAGGCATTTTAAGTGATAACTAGAGCTAAGTGTATGGTTTGTAGAGAGGCTGTATGGGTAATGAATTGCTATTATCAATGCAAAAATTGTGGATTCGAAGCACATTGAGAAGAATCTGATGATAGTCAGTTAGATTATTTAAAAAATCCTATTGTAGATAAATAAAAAGTTTTAGTAAGTTCTGAGGTGAACTATGAAAGAAAAGAGGTTTTATGAGTAGGCTTTCAAAATGGGTAGATAAAAATGTATTAGGTATTAGAAACGCTAATGACGTAGCAGATACTACTAGAAATATGATGCTTAATAATCCTATGCTACAAACATTTGAAGATAGATCTAATGAAATGTATGATATGGATTCTGATTATTACCAGAAAGGACGAAGTTTCTTTTCTGATATGTATGGTAATCAAGGATTAGATCAATTAGCTACTCAAAACAATGCTATGAATAGATTAAATGCTAGAGGTGGAGTATCGCCTGGCATTGGATTTGCACAATCACAACAAGCTTTAAATTCTATTAATCAAAATGTTGCAAATCAAACAGGTAGAAGTATGATGGATATGTGGAAACAAGGACAACAATTAGCTCAAGGTTATGGTAATCAAGCATCTGGTATTTATAATAATGCAAATCAAATATCTACTCAACAATATTTAGCACAAGATGCTGCTAATAGGCAAGCTAAAGCACAATTTACACAAGGTATGGTAGGAATGGGAGCAAATGTACTTTCAAAAGGTATTGGTGGATTAATAGGTATGAGTGGATTAAAAAATGCTGCAAATCCATTCTTAGAAGCAAATGCAGATGGTAGTATGCAAACAGGTGGATTTACACCTTGGCAAGCCTTTAGATATGGATATATGCCAGAAGGAGCAATGGAATAATGAGTCAATTAGCAACAGGACCAGGAGCTTTATTCGGATATTTAAATAATGCATTTAGTAGAGCTAATAATGCTACTCAAAGGATGTTTGATCATAGAGATACTTTAGAAGATCAAAGAATGAGAGGTATTGCTAGTGGTCTTAATTTTAATACAGGAACTTTAAATCCTATAGAACAAGCAATTGAAAATGCTGGTAATATGCAACCTGCTCCATATGAATCAGATTCAAGTAATATGCAAAATGCTTATGACAATTGGGTGTCTCAAAATCAAAATTTTGTAACTCCTAATAATAGTCCTGTTAATCTTAATAATACTGCAAGTTTGCCTCAAGATAAATTAAGTCAAGCTGGCTCAGCATATGCTTATGGTCGTAGTGGTAGACAAGATGATAATCCGTATAATAGTCCTAATATTACCGTAGAACAAGGATTAGCAAATAGTTTAGCATCACAAACTCCTACAGAAGCTCCTGTTACTCAATATAAATATGAAGGTGGAGATATACCTTTAAACCCAACAGAATATAGAGAAAGAATAGCTCAATCATATTCTAGCCAGCACGGTATACCAATAAATTTAGCCAGGCAAAGAGTAGATCAGTCTGGTATTTTTGATAAATCAAGATTTATGGATGCAATAGAAAGACCTCAAATGGAATTGACAGATCAGATAGGTACTATATTGCAAAATCAGAAATTTCAACAACCTGATGATTATAGGAATTTTATGATGCAATCTGGATTACTTCCTATAGCTTTAAGAACGGGTCCTTATGGTGAACAATTATTGCCTAATTACCCTAATGCTAGTTTTGATTTGGGTGAAGATGATTATTTTAATACAATTTACGGAGATTAAACATGGCTTATGAAACAATAGCAAACGTACCAATGATGGCTTCTTCGCCTGAAGAAAGATTATTATATAAACAATTAGAAGCTAATGCTAAGAAGAAAGCTAAATTAGCAGCAATGCTTGGAGATTATAGAAAAAATCCAGGCAAATATAGCGCTGATCAAAGAATGTTTATGGAGCAACAAGCTATGGAAGCTGGACTACCTATGCCTGATACAAAAAGCAATGTATTGAAAACAGTAGGTAAAGGTCTTGCATCTGCTGCTGATAGTGCTTTGTTTGGAATGCTTCCTAATGAATTATATACTCCATTAAATCAAGCAGAAAGAATGGCTACTGGTGTTGGTGGATTAGCTGGCATGGCTTTACCATTTGGATTACCTATGAAAGCAGCGAGAGGTGCAATGGCAGCATATCGTGGGAGTAAAGCAGCAGACAAAGTAGGTGGAATGATGGGTACTGGTTTAGGTGGTAGATTTGCTCAAGGATTTGGATGGCCTTTTGCTGGAGGAACTCCTGGAGTAGCTACATCAGCTTCACAAAAAGTAGCTCAACAAGCTGCAAAAGTAGGGAGAAAGTCTAAAGGAAAATTTGTAAGTCCAGAAAAAATAGGACAAAGATTTGAACAAAGAATGCAAGAGCCTCAAAATCAAGCTGATTTAAGAAGCTTTTTTGCTAAAAATGCTAATAATATAGGTCCTAAAGGTAAATATAAAGATTATAATGCAGCAGCTGCCGCTTGGATGAGAGGAAAATTTGGTAAAAAAGGTGGAAATCCTAATATATGGGCAGGATTGAAGAATTATTTTGGAGGAGCAAATACTCCTTATGGAGATCAATTTTGGGTAAACTTTATAAATAGAGGGTCTGGTGGAGCTGGTCAAGCAGTTCAAGCAGCAGGTCCAGTTTTAAGAGGAATACCATATAGAGCTGGGAATCCACTTTTTGATGCAGCAAGATTTCCTCAAAGTCGTAATCAAAGAAATCAAGTAGGTGGATTGCTAGGGCAAGCACAGCTATCAATGTAATGAATGGAAGATTATCAAAACCCAACTGAAGATTACTCTTTTAAGCCTGTATACACAGCAGATTTAACTAATCGTTTAGTTACTAATTATAGAAAAAATCCTAATAAATTCAATGAAAAACTTGTTTCTCAATTAGAGGAGCATGCTAATCATTATAATATTGGATTTAATCGTGATACTACGTCTGATGATTTTAATGCAATAGATACTATAAAACAAGTTGGAACTGGATTTATGTCTGGTTTTACTACACTTAATTATGGTGAACCCCCTAAAAATCCTTATGAAAATATAGCTCATAGTTTAGGTCATTTAGCAGGATTTGTTGGATGGGTGCCTGGAGCTCATGCTAAAAGTAGTTTTGCAGCATTAAGAGCTTTATCTGTTTTAAAAGGTAAATCAATTCCACTAGTTGCAGCTAATGCTGTTCAAAAACCTGTTTCTAATTTTGCTGCAGAAATGGTTCAAAAAGGTTTTGGAAAAAGAAGCGAAGCTGTATCTGGAGTAGCCAAGTTATTATACAACGATACAGCAAGAGATGCTGTTGAAGGAGCATTTCATTTGGGTACTGCATCTGCAGTATCATCCTGGACACATGGTGTTGATGCTATGATAGATTCTGCTATACATGGAGGTGTTGCAGGTGGTGCATTTAGAGGTATAGGAAACTTATTAAAATCTCCTTTACCAAAAGACAATGCAGTAGCAGAAAATGTACTTGGATCTGTTGCTGGTGCCTTATTTACAGGTCTTCCTGCCACAATGAGGGGAGCTACAGCTCCTGAGCAAGTATACGAATATTTATTAGGTGCATATTTTGGATTTAATGAATCACCTTCATCAAGAAGAGTAGCACAAAAATATAGATACGAAGAGCTTCAAAAACAACCTACTGCTCAAAAAATGCAAGAAAAGCTTGAAAAAGACTTGCTTAAAAAAGATTGGTCTCCAGAAACTCAAAAAGTTGTTAGAGAGTTTTCTGAACAAACTATACAAAGCGAACAAGTTATGGAGATAATGAGAAAGCTTGGAAGGGACAATCCAGCTCTAAATCAGGCCTTAGAAGCTCGTTTTGTTGCTCAGGAAGGGAAACCTCCTACTCAAGAGCAAATAGAGCGTATAAAGGATAATATATTCAAAACAGAAACACCTGTTGAGCCTACTGAATTAGCAGATACTCCAAGAATTGAAACTGTAAAAAGATATAACAAAAGTATGCTAAGAGCTAATACTGATAAAGTTTATTTATTTGGAGATAATTTAGAAGGTAGAGGAAAGGGTGGTCAAGCTGTAATTAGAGATGAGCCTAATTCATTTGGCATACCTACTAAAAAATCGCCTAGAAGAGATTCTGATGCATATTTTATGGATGCAGAATTTGAAGCTAATAAAGTAGCAATAGATAATGCTATAAATGCAATTCCTAAAAATAAAATAATAGTTTTTCCAGAAGATGGACTAGGAACTGGGTTAGCAAAGCTTCCTGAAAAAGCTCCTAGAACTTGGGAATATTTACAACAAAGGCTTGAAGGTTTAAAGAAAGAAGTTCAGTCTGAGAATATGATAAAAGAGATTGAAGTAAAAAATACAGAACAATCTCAAAAAGTTGAACAAGAAAAATTAGAAAGAGAAGATACAGGAGTAGTTGTAGATGCTCCATTAAATATAAAAGATTGGGCATCTGATAATATAGTTAAAAGCTGGTTAAAAGAAGATGGAACTACTGATGTATTTAAAAAGAAAGCTAATATTGAAGACTTAAATTTAAAGCTTAGAGAAAAGATTAAAAATAGAGATATGGACATAGATGAGTTAACTAACTGGATGAAAGTTAGGTATAACTATGACATTACAAGTCCAGAAGCTACAGAAAGAAACTTTTTTAGAACATTTTTAAAGAGAAAGATTGCTGAACAAAATGTTAGAATAGTATCTCCTGAGCTTGAAATAGAGTATAAATTCACTCCAAAGAAAAGAAAAGGTAAAGTAGTAAAAGATGAAAGTGGAAATGTAGAGTTTTATAGAAACTTTCAAGATATAAAAGATATTAATTTTACTGAGCTTACTCCTGATAACCCTCAAAATATAGCAGGCAATAGAAAGTCTATTAAAATGCCTGTATTTAATATTGAGAATATATATAATTCTATAAAAGGTGGTAATCTGAATCTATCAGATCCAAACCAAAGACCTCTTAGAGTAGTTGATGAAGTTATTATTAAATCTAAATCAGGATTTCCAAAAGAAACTAATATGTTAGGCTTTAAAGATCAAGTAGAAAGACAAGTATACAATGACAATTTAAAGTTAAAAGGTCATGTTGCTGCTGAAAGTATGGCAAAAAGAGTGTCTGAAGAAGCTTATAATAAATTTATAGGCAATATGTATGAAGGTATGCGAAAGAAGGGTTATTACTACTTTAGTGGAAGAGGTGACGCTGATAAAATGATGTTTATGAAATATCATCCTGAAATAGAAGCTAAGAAACCTTATGAAATAAAGCAAATATTAAATGATATTATAAGAGAAAATAATTATGATAAAAATCTAATCAATAAAGATAAATCTGATTTTGTTAAAAAGTTTAAAGATTTAAAAATAGCAGATGATGTTTATAACAGAGGATTTGTATCTAATTTATATTACAATATGAGTATGAATGGGATTACTCCTGTAAAAGGGAATTATAATTTTGTAAATACCAAAGGATTCATTACTAATCCAATAGCGTTTAATAAAAGAGCTCAAATATGGTTTACATCTGGTTATGAAATGGAACCTGCTTTTTTACAAAGAGAAATAAAAGACATGAAAGATGGTCAATTTAGAATGACTTTAACAAAATCTGTTGATGATTTGCCAGGCGAATTGAGAAAATTACCTTGGGAAAAGATGAAAAATACGGATACTGTAGAGCATGTTGATGGTGGAACTCCTACAAGAGATGATGTTATGACTGCTATACACAAAGAAACAGGAATGTACGATCCTTCAAATCCTAGTGGTCATAGTAAAAATATGACAATATCAATAGGAAACGAAGGTAAAGGTGCTATGCTATTAAAAGATATGAACTTTGATGCTGGAGTAAAACAATCTAAGGCAATGGAAAAGCTTGGAGTACATTTTATGCCTAATACTACAGCTGCTAAACAGTATGGTAATAGGAAAGCTATGTTTCATGAGTTTGTAAAAGGTGAGTATAAGTTTTTTAATTGGGTAAAGAAAAAAGGCAAATGGGTAAAAGAATATGGTGAACCTGAAATATTTGATGTTGATGTTAGAGATTTAAAAACAGTTCTATCAGAAACAACAGATACTAAGAATATAAAGAATAAAAAGCTTGTAAAACAGATGCAGACTAATTTTTCATCTTTAAATAAAAACGTAACACCAGAATTAACAGAACAGTTTTATAATGATTACAATTTAAAGCATTTTAATGGTAAACAAAGATATAATGATCTGTTAAAAGAATATGAAGCTACTAAAAATCCTGATTTAATAGAAAGTATAGTAAAAAATATAGAAAATATATCTACAACTGATGTAGCAAGAGTTCTTACTGAGCCTGGATTAGAAGAATTGCAACTAAGACTTTATGAAAAGCTATTTAGAATTAATAGGCAAAATGAATTGCTTTCTTTAGAAGAGGGTGAAATTGGTGAAAAGGAAATATCAGATACTATAAGAGAACTTAATCAATACAAATCTACTGCAGATAGGAATCTTAAATTAGCAGATAATAATATAGCCGTGTATTTACATAAAGCTCAAAGCCCTTTAAAAAGAAATATAATTAAGAATTACATAGTAGGTCAAATAACTAGACCTTTAGTTCCAAATTCATTAGGTGGAAGAATAAGGCCTTATGATGTAGAGCTTCAAATAAATCCAGCGACTAAAAGATTAAATAAAGAAAAAGATCTGATATTTTTAGATGATGGAGCTAAGGGTAAGAAGATAGATTACGAAGATTTAACAGCATTTTTAGAGTCAAGAACTAATCCTATTGTTAGAAAATCCGTTATTAAACAGATTACAAAAAATGATACTTTAGAAAAATTATGGAATTATAGAAATGAAGCAGTTGGAACAAAAACTCAAGAATATATAGATAATTTTCTTGAAAGTATTACTACAAGAGTTCCTATTGATTCTACAAGCGGATCAGTTGTATTAAAATTTGGTGGATTTACTGGTAGAAAAGGTTTTGGTGGAATAGTTCATGGTGAAGTTATGTCTAAAATAGGTGGTGCAGATACTGATGGTGATAAATTCTTTAGTTATTTTGGTATTAAACCTGAATATAAACAAGTATTTAGAGATAATGCAAATGAATTTGTTAGATATTATAAAAAATCAGAATATTTAAAAAACCCAAATAAATTGACTTCTAAATTAACTAAAGAAGAATACGAAGCTTTACCTAAAAAAGAAAAAGAAGATTGGTATTCTGCTATATCTAATAATAAAAATGATTGGAGACATTTATATACTATAACAGAAGGAGAAGCTAAAGAAGTAAGACAAAATCCTTCTATGTTTTATAGTGTTAATCAGAGAAAAGTTATTTCAGATGTTGCAGCAGATGGTCGTAATAGATTGGGAGTTGCTGTAGTAGATAAACAGAATTTATTAGCTGCTTATACTGATTTATTTTCAGCTGGCGTAAAAAGTAAGACTATTGAGCCAAGTGGATATGCTGAATACGATGTTAAATTAAGAACTGATGTAAAACAATTAAGCGAGGCTTTAGAAAAATTAAGAACATCTATAGCTATACCTTCTGATCCATTAGATGAAATTGGAATTAAAGGTAGAAGTGAATACTTTTCTAATATGTTTGATTCAATATTTGAAGTTACAGCTTATAGAAGAAGAAACTTAAAAACAAAGAAATGGGAAAATAAACCTGTCAGGCAAATAGAACCTTGGATGAAGCGATATATAATAGCTCCATATTCTAATATAAATTCTGCTTATTATGGTAAGAATTACTCTAAAAACAGGCAATGGACTTATGAAGAAATGAAAGACAAAGGTTCTTTTATAAATATTATAGCACAAAATGGCGATATAGTTTCTTCTATAGCAAGACAGGGTAGAGATTTGCAGAATATTAATTTCTATGATGGGCTTGACAGAAGATTGAATAAAAAATCGGTAGCAAAAGTATATGATGAGTATTCTAAGAATATAAAAGATTATTATGATGTTGCAAAAGCTATAGGAAAAGCTGGATGGCAGGTTCCTTTAAATAAGCCGATTAGAGACTATTTAGGCTATAAAATAGAAAATATGGATAAGAAGCTACAAGCAGAGCAATTTCTATCGAATGACATGCATAATATGGCTTCATTTAATCAGTTTATAAAATACTGGAAAGAGATACCTACAGCTAAATTAACTGAAATGGCAAAAAAGGCACAAGAAATACAAAATAAATCTTTCTTAAGTAGAATGGAAGATAAAGAAGCTATTAGATATGAAGTTAAGGTAGGTAAAGAAGTAAAAGAATTATCTAGCGAAGAGATGAATATATTAAAAAGATCTGGTGAACAATTTGAAGTATTAAGAGATATTCCTTTAGAGAAGAAATCTACTATAGTTACACAGGCAAAAACAGATAAAGCTATATACGATTATAAAAGAACTTTAAATCCAAAAGAAAGACAAGCATTTGACGCTTTAATAATAAGTGGCTTTAAGCCTGGAGATGGTAAAAATGTAGATAAATACTACAAGTTGTTAGACAAAAAAGATAGATTAACGCCTTTAGAGGAGATTGAGCTTGCAAGATTGAGAGATATAGTATATGCTACCAATTCTAATAGCTTAGGTTTTGCTAGTGAAGCAATATCAGATAATGTTATACAAGATTTTTGGAAGGGTTTTGATGGTGTGTATCATAAGATGTCAAGAAAACCATCTAAAGAACTAAGTGAAGATATTGATAATGTTGTTGAATCTGTTAAAAAAGTAGAAACTAAGGTTGGTGAAAAAGAAGTAAAAGCAAATCTTGAAGAAGGTTACGAATCTAAGTTAGAAAAATTAAGAGTATTAGATAAGATTCCAGGCTTTAGAAGATTATCAGAGCAAAAAGCAGGTAAAGTAAAGCTTACAAACGAAAATCAAAAGCTATATGATGAGCTTTTAGACAATTTAAACTCTTATGGTAATAGCATAGGAATTAAGCTTGAAGGATTGATAGCAGATCTATTTAATAAATCACCAGATGCTATGACCATTGAGGATGTAAGAGCATTTAATCATTTACTTGGCTCAAGAAGAAAAGGTGACAATCTTGGCTGGATACATAATCAATTTATAAAATGGACTAAAGGAGATCCAAAGTTAAGTGGATATTTTTACCATATATTCCCAAGAACTGTAGATAAAGCTTGGTTAAAAAAGGATTTAGATCTGGTTGAAAGAATAGGATATAAATGGGAGCCTGGGAAAAAATTACCTGTTGAATCCATAACATATAAACCATTGCACGCTATAGGGCAGATGCAATATAATAATAATGCATTAAATCAAATGGCAGCTCATGAAGTTAATAAAATGGAAAGCAAGATAAGGGATGGATTACAGTTTTTAAATTCCATTAAAGAAGGAACTGAATTGCATGAATTAGCTATATACAAAAGAGAATTACCAACTGGGCTTGCTTTATTTGAAAGTGGTGAAAAGATAAAAGCTACAGCTTATGGCGTAAGGAATGGCAGATTACAGCCAAAGATTCAAAAAAGAATAGATGAGTTATCTGATAAAAAATATAGAATTTTAGATGGAAAGACTAAAAAGGATCTTACTGGTAGTCAAATAATGGATAAGATTAATAAGTTTTGGAATAAAACATTTGATGATATGTATAATAATTGGATTTTTGGGGATAATCAATCTATAAAAAGATTTGTTTCTAGAGATAAAAAAGGAGTAGAGTCTGGTAATATTGATACTTTTATAAAAGAAATTACAGACGCTATTAAAGAAGGTAGACCAGTACATGAAGCTGTTAAAATAGGTGTAGATGGTATAAATAAAATGGCTACTCATACTCAATTAAGCTTAACTAATAATCCTAAATTAAGAAACAAGCTTTACAATAGACTTGGAGAGTTTACAAAGTATAGATCAGGATTTTGGGGACATAGAAACTATGAAAAATCTGAAATAGAAAAAGCTTTAAAAAGCAGAATGGAAGAGCTAAAAAAGAAGAATATACCTGAAGAAGATAGACAGCAAATAGTAAATGAAGCAGCAAATTTAGCATTAAGAATGAGAAATATACAAGATGAATTTGATTTAAGTGCATATAAATCTTGGAATATGTTTGATGAAGTTACGGATGCTATAAAAAATAAAATGGTTGATAAAATACAATTTGAAAATGCTGAGATTAGATCGGGACATACTATGGGAAGAAAGCTTCATATAGCGGGATATGATAGAAGTCCATCAGCAGGGGAAGGATACGCTAAAAGCGTTATAGAGAATTTCTATAAAAATACATCTCAAATATTAAGTAGAAAAATTATAGATAGATTTGAAAAAGCTAAAAGTCAGAAATATTTAAAAAATGGAAAGATTGTAGATAAGGCTGGGTATGATAATATACAAGCTTGGGGTAATTTCTTTAAATTATATGCTAATAGAGCGTTGGGCTATCCCGAAGTAATACCAGATTATCTATTAAACAATCCAAATATGGGGATAAAAGGAACGCCTTATTATTGGTTTGCTGATTCTACTGTTAAAAATAGAATGAACATCATAGCTAAAAAAATGGGTATAAAAAACAAGGATATACCAAAAGAAATAGATGAGATGCTATCTTATAATAAAATAAGAAACTGGAGTAATATGGAAGCTAAATATCAATTAGCTACATTATTAGCTCATCCAAAAACTGCGATAGCAAATATATTTGGTGGATCTACTATGACAATTCAGTCTGTTGGATTAAGAAATTGGTCAAAGGTAAGAAATTATGAATGGTTAAAAAATAATGTAGATTCTAGTTTTACATCTAGGCAATCTATATATGATCATGTTGTAAAATTAGGTGTTCAAGAAGATTTTTTAAGGAAAGAGATTGGCTTGTCTGGTGCAGCTAAAAGTAAAAAAGTAAGTGATGGATTAGAGCTTTTGGCTAAAAAGATTAAAAGAGATCCAAGTGTTGAAGATAAAGAGTTAAAAGATATATGGAAAAAATCAGGGTTATCTGATAGTTTATTTGAAAAAGCAGCTTATTTTATGAGAAAATCTGAAAGAATGTTGAGAACAGATTCATATATGGCTCATTTATTACAAGGATTAGATATATTTAAAGGAGCTATAAACGATATTAATCATCCGTTTCTTGTATGGTGGGCTAAAGAAGGTGTAAAAAATACTCAGTTTTTATATGATGCTTCAAATAGACCAGCTTTTGCATCGAGTGCATTAGGAAAGGTTGTTTCAAGATTCCAAATATGGGCTTGGAACTCAGTTGCTTTTAGAAGTATGGTATATAGAGAGGCCAAAGAAAGAGGATTTCAAAGAGGAACAAAAGAATTTGAAAGATTTAAAAGAACAATGCAAATGGATCTTATGATGTTTTCTTTAGCAAATGTATTTGCATATAGTTTATTTGAAAATACTTTACCTGCACCATTAAATTGGTTCCAGGATTTAGCAGATTGGATGTTTGGAGATGAAAGTGAACGAGATAGAGCATTTTTTGGAGCTTATCCTAAAGCAATAGCACCATTACAAATGGTTACTCCTCCAGCTTTAAGATTATTACCACCTACTATGAAAGCATTATTAGATGATGATTGGAGTAGAATGTCTGATTATTATTTATGGACGGTATTGCCATTTGGAAGGTTAGCAAGGGATGTTAAAATATCGGCTGAAAATCCAATGCAAATTGTGGAAAGAAGTACAGGATTACCTTATATTAAATTACATAGGTATTTAAAAGAGCAAAGAGAACTTGAATAGGAGAGAAATATGTCAATTAAATTAAGTACAGCAAGATTAATATTAAATGCATTTAAAAAAGGTGTAAAAAATAAGAATAAAGGTGGAAAATTAACTGCAGAATTATCCAATAAAGCTAGAAATTTTTTAACATCAAAGTCTAAAAAACATGGAACATCTATATCTGGGTTAGTTAGAAAATCTAGAGCTGTTATGAATAGAGAAAAATTAGATAGTGCATATTCAATAGTATATAAAGCAAAGGGAAAAAGTTTTAAAAGTGATACAAAAAGAGCTATAAATAAATCTTTTTCATCTCCTCATTTTAAAAATAGAAAGAAAAAGTATTAAAAAGCTCCTCCAGGTGAGAAAGGATAAAACCCAGAGGAGCATTATAGGCAGTTAACTACCTATTAACATTTTTACTATTTCCTTAAACTTTTCTAAATCAGTTTTAGGCCTTTTTCTTGGTCTGCCACGTTTTCTTTTTTTCATCAGATCCCCCATTTACTTAGAGCTTTAAGCATAGTCTTTTTTAACAAATGCATATCACACCATTTTTTTTCTGACATATGAGCCATCCAATCATAGCGTTCTTCTCTTGTTAGGCAATGTCTTTTATCTATATGATAAAATTCATATCCTTTAGCATTGTTAAATACTATATAATTTCCTTTTACATCCATAGTTATACCATCAGTAGGAAATTTCATATTTACAATATCTGCTCCTGATATAAGTTTAAAAGGTTTAGCAGTTTCCATAGGTTCCTCCTTTCTATATTCATTAAAGTGTTCTATTGATTTTTTACTAGCCCAATCTGGATTAGTATCTGATTGCTTAGCAAATATTTCTAATATTGATTCTGCACTAGCAATTCTATTCGTTAGATTTTCTATTAACTTATTTGACATTTGGTCTCCTTTAAAATATATACCTTATTTCTTGCCAAGGTATGTGTTTATTATGATTTTCTAAGAATTTATTTATATACATACGTTTTGCTTGGTATCTATATCTAATATTTACACCACCGTATTGTGATATTTTTCTTTCTTGCAATCTAGGTTCCCATAAAAAGCCTTCTCCTTTAACATTGTGTATTATGTTATATTTATGCATTTTTTCGTTATGTGTTAAGAATATGCATTCTGCTTTTACATAAGGCTTTATGCTTGGGTCTACTATATTGTCTACTAATTTAAATAAATCTCTATAATCCTCTTTATGATTTTCATACATTATTATTGGAGAATAATTTATATGAACATCATATCCAGCTTCATAGAAATCATTTATTGCTTTTATTCTGTCTACAATTTTACTTGTACCAGGTTCTAATTTGTCTGATAATGATTGTGGCATAAGACTAAATCTTATTCTAATCTTTCTGTCAGGATCATAATTTAACAAATCTTTATTTACATATTTTGTAGCAGCTGTACCCATGGCTTTTTCATGATATTTAAAATAATTAAATATTAAATTCCAATCATGGTAATTAGCGTGCAATACAAAATCTTCGTTACAACTAAAATCATATGTATAATATTCTTTATGTGTTTGATTCTGCTGTTTAGGCCAAGACAATTCTTCACAATGCTTTTCTATAGCTATTAATATATCTTCAGGATTATTAGCTATTGTTAAGCCAGAAGGAACATGTCTTCTCATATAACAGTAAGAACATTTATACATACATCCAAAGCCAAAGCTTGGTGTTATATAATCACTACTTCTACCAGATTCTCTGATAATCATAGCTTTTCTATTTACATATCTCATTATTTTTTCCTTTTTACTTTTGACCAGTTTTTCTTACCTGTTTCTCTTTGTGCACATTTTTCACAAATAATAAAATCTATTTTTGAATCTAAAGGATACAACTCTTTAAATAATAATACATATTGATATGAATGTGTTGGTATGTACTTGCTACACATTTCACATTTATCTCTTCGTATTCCTAAGTATTTTATCATTTAATTTATAAAGCAGGTAGCTAAATGAAGTGTGCGAATGCACTTGTGCTAGATTTGTTCATTTAAGGCGTTAAGAAGCGTACCTGCTTTAATTTTTAGTAGTTATACTTTATATGATTATTAATCAAAAAGTTTTTAATCCACCAACATCTTCCATTATCAGAAGCTATATTAGCTGCTTTTATATGTCTTTGATGTGTAGTGTATTTATGATAAGGACTTGTATATATATACGGCTTCCTTTCTTTGTGAATTTTAACTCCACTTTTAGCCACCTTACTCATTTCAGTTAATGTTATCATTTGTAATTGTCTCCTTTCGATAACTTTCTTAGTATGTATTTTTGCATTTCTTCTGGCTGTCTTTTGATCCACTTTAATAATCGTTTAAAATCTTTATCAGATAAGTTTCCTTTTCTTGTATTACATCTTCTACATATTAATTGAAGATTTTCAGGAGTACTATCTCCCCCATGTGAAATAGGGTATATATGATCGCAAACAATATTAGCCACGGTAAGAGTAATATTGCAGTAACAGCAACTTTTGCCGTAAGATTTATATAAAATTTCCCTAATTTCTTCAAGAGTAATTTTAAATATAGTGTCATAATCTCTGCTCCTTCTCTTTAGTGATGTTCGTAGATTGGAAGACTTTTTCATTATTTTATGAAAAATCCTTTTCCAGTGATTCTTATGCATGCGCATTAGCTTACGTTTGAATCTACTTTCCCAGTATTTTGTTATTTTATTAGCCATATTTAAAGACAGAGGAAAGTACGCTGTGCCTTCCTCTGCCTAAAAATTACACATTATATATCTATAAATACAAGATATTTTGATGTGCTCTAAGATTCACCTACGGTTGTTATCCACATTTTTGGTAGTTTATCATAATATGTAAAACATATTGATATTCCTATTCTCCATATTGCAAAAGATAACAATAAAAATGGACCGTTATGATCTTCTTCTTTTAATATTCCAAGCTTAAATATCAAAAAAGATAATTCAATTGAGTTTTTTGTTTTTTTTATCAACTTCTTCTTACCCTTTCTACCAGAGATATTTTAACACCTGGAATTTCTTTTCCTTCTTTATGTGCTTCAATGGCATCTTTTCGTGCTAACTTTCTATCAACATCTTCAACCATTTTGATTTTTAAGTAGTCTTTTGGACATTCTATTTCATTGACATCTACAGGTCCATATGCTTCATATAATTTATATTTAGCTGTAGCTGTTTCGAATACACCATCCCTTCCTACTTCTTTAACTACGACAGGTAGTATGTAGTTATTGAAATACTTTTTAGCATTTTCTATAGCTTTTTTTCGTTTCTTTAATCGTGTTATTTCTTTTGATATCAGATCTTCTTCAGCTTTTACTAATGCTAACTTTTTATCCATTTCCATTACTACTATATCTACTTTATCTATTTTTTGTCGTATTTCTTTTTTTACTTCTTGCAACGCTAAATCACATTCTCTCCTTTCTTCTGTTGATTCAGCGTATTCTCTTTTTATCTCTATATCTATATGCTTTCCTACAAGATCTTTTGTAGTAGCCATTATGAAGCTCCATTCATATGTTTATCATAAGCTTCATCTTCTATTATAGAGGTTAAAACATCATATTTTACCTGGCTTTTAATAGACCTCATTCTATCTTTAGCTCTTTCTTTTATGACGTTATATTCTTCTTCAGTAAATGATATATTTACATTATACTGCTTGTTGTTCGGCATTTATTCTCCTTAATCTAAATGACGGAGTCCATTCGACTTCTACATCTTCAAATAAATCTCCATCGCTATTTTTATACATACTAACTTTCTTAACTGCAGAGTCAGACTGACCATTTATACCAATAACTTTTCTAGATGCATTTTCTATTGCACCAGAACCTTTACCAGCATATAAATCAAGGACTTTGTTACGAGAATAATCTCTTGCTACTTGAGATACTTGTATGACAATTATGTCTAAATTAACAGCCATACTACTTAATGAATGAGAAATATACCTTATTTGCTCATACTCACCCTTATATGCTACAGGTGTCTGCATTAAGTCTATGTAATCTACAACTACACATTTAGGCTGTATTTCTCTAACTTTGTCTCTAACTTGATCTATTGTAGGCGATATAGTTTGAATAACTAAATGGTCTAACTTTTCTTTATTTTGTTCATATGTGACATCAAAAGTTTTGTTAACTTCCCATTTAGATTTTCCAGAAACTATTTGCATATTCCTTCTATGCATATACCAATCTGACAACTCTAATGAAAGAAATAAAGTAGGCATTATAGGCCCATCTATTTCATTTTCTACACTATTATAACCTAAAGCTATATTTTGTGCTAAAGTTGTCTTATTAGCGCCTGTTGGTCCAAAGATTGTGACTAATTCTCCAGGATATATATTTAAATCTTTATCTGGTATACCTAGTGTATGACCAAGATTAAATGTTCTTCCTGTAAAATCTGTTGTCAATCTTTTTGCTAATTCACCTTGCAGTTCTTCTGCTGATTTTATATCCACAAGATAATCCTTCCTTTTAAAATATATGCATTTAGTATGACATACTTCTTTTAGCAGCGAATCGTTACAGCCATAACAATATTGACCTCTATAAACAGATTCAACCTGTTGCAATATTATTTCTTCTTCTAGGCTATTGTTATTCCACTCTAATAACGCTGCTTTTGTTGCTTTTGAAGGTATGCCATTTCTTCTAAAATGACTAGCTATTCTAAGCAAAGTATTATGTCTGGTGCCTTGTTGTGGTCCATTCTTATATAAAGTTTGTACACAAGGGACAACCGTATTTGGTTCTCTTACTTTTGACAACTCTCTTGTTGAAGGAATTAGTTTTTCAGTATACTTTTCAAGTTCACCATTTGCTTCGAGTTCTCCATATTGGAAATCATTTCTAGGTGTTTTTGCTAATTGATGTATTTCTTCATACTTTAATTGCATTAATTCACCTACTGATAAAGGAATTTTAAACATTCCAGTTTTATGATTTATTGTATGTGCTACTCTATAAATGGATGATCTCATATATACTGCAGGATCACAAACACCATTTAATATACCTTTCATAGTGTTTTTAACTATATAAGGCAAGTCTTTAGATTGTTTAAAATTAAACAAATCTTGTGATAGTAATAAATGATATCCACTACCACTAAAGAATGGTTGTATAGCATAATCTGGTACATCATAATCTGTCATAAGTGTATTGCATACATCTATTGCATTTCTTAATGTCTGATCATGAGTATTATCTTGCTTATCTATATCAACTAATAAGTGACCTATATATCTGATTCCAAAGTAATCTTTTATGGTATTCATTCTTTTCATATGATCGTATACTTCTTTATCATATAAATAATGTGAACGATATAAGGCTCTTTTTTCTGTTTTAGCTTGCTCTAATATAGCAGGTAATTGAGTTAAAGGTACAAGCGTCCCTCTTGACGAGGGATGCCCATACGCTATTTCAACTAACTTTTCCACTATAGCTGATTTACTACACTTCCTTCAACATTACTTGGAGTGCCAGTTTGAACTTTATCAGCTCCCATTACTCCATTAACTTGATCTGGACTAGCTTCTTTAATAAAGTTATTCTTTTTCAAATAACCTATTCTATCTTTCATATAAGCCATTCCTTCATTAGTATTTCTTTGAATGTAATGGTGTATCCTTGTATAGATTTGTGATTTACCAGGCTTTGGTGCTTCTCTATAAATATAGCCTATTAAATTCATCTCAGGATCATCAATAGGTCCAGGTGATAATTTATCATTTAAAATTTCACCTATATTATTGATTGGATTGCCATCTGCATCTTCAAATTGACCTTTTGCATTGACACCACCATCAAATCCTAATATATCAAATACATGATACATTCTTTTCAAGAAACTTGATTCTTTTAATGTTCCATCTATTTCTTTATCAAAAGAACCTGCTAGATACATTGTTCTTGGGTACTGACTGCCATCTATCTTCATTTCAATTTCAAGATATAAATCAGCCCATTCGTAATTAGCAGTTTTTTCTGTAACTGATTGGATACCCATTTGTTTGTATCCTAACCAATCACCACCACCATTACTTTCTTTTACTTCAGGTTTAAATAAAGCCATATTTTACTTCTCCTTGTATTTAGTTATTTCATTAATGATTTCTTCATAGCTAAAAGGTAACTCTTTTTGAGCTAATGGTTTTAGTCTACTACCTACAGTTCTTTCGTCATAAGATTTAAATGATATTTTATATTCATTAGAATCTTTTTCTACTGTAGTATATCCTATTACATCAGCTTTAGCTGTTAATCCATAAGCCAGACCTCTTGGGAGATCAGGTGATAGCTGTGCTTTACCATCTGTTATAGTAGTAGTCTTACTATGACTTAAAAGAACTAGGTTACCACCTACTTTCTTCATTAATCTTTGTAATCTAACTATTATATCTAGATTGTTTCGCCTTGCCATTCCCCAGTCAGCTCCCCATTGTCCTTGACCCATAGCATCTATTTCTAGCTCTTTAACTACCTTTTGCTCTATCCATCTATTGATCTGATCAATCGTATCAATTACGACTGTATCATAAGGTAATTCATTCCATTTCTTTTCTAACCACTCTAGAATTTCTCCAAAAGAATAGACTTCCATTGGCTTACCTTTGTCTTTACCATTCCTATAATAATAACCTCTTTCATTAGGTGGTGTTACAACGAATTGTGGTTGCCCATTCTTCATTACTTGTTTACCATCTTTAGTTAAAGGTTTTATAGGTTGATTTAAGTCAGTAACTGTAACGGTGTTTGCACCTTCTACAAAATCACTACCTAAATCAGTGTCTATTAAAAGAACGCCTTCATTACCTTTTGAACTCCACTTGGATGCTTGTGTTGTTTTTCCAGTCTTAGGCTGGCCTATTATGTACCAAGTTATGCCTCCAGGCAATGCTTTCCAATCGTTCTTTACTTTATTTACTTTTATATCCATAATACTCCTGTAATTATTATTTTAGGGTTATTTTAGGGACAGCAATCCCCTTATTGTAATACTTTTTGGGGATAAACTGATGTTAATATACAAATAAAATGCTATATTATCCTAATTGTATTATTTGATTTTCTCATAGATATGAGTTATGTTATTACTATTATCATAACACTTTAAACAATCTATGCAAGAACCAAAACAATTTGTTTTATTATCTACCTTACTTTGTACGATAAATATCTTATCAAAATGCTTTGGTAGCTTACTTTTTCCGTCTACATCTTCTTCTGAATAAACAAGGATTAAGTTATTTGGTTTTCCCGTAGCTTTAATAGCTTTCCAGGCTAAAGTTTTCCTTTTTGTCCATAATGCAAATGTAGTTTTTGGTGCAAGTTTGCATATTTTGAATAAATTAATAGTATGATTAAGGTTAATTAGTTCTCCGTGTGCAGAAAATCTTACATACAAAGCGTTTGGTGGCTTTGGTAAGTATTCTGATGGGTGAACTTTTTTGCTTAAAAATTCTCCATACTTTCTAAATGCTGGATCAGCAGTTTTTCTGAAAGTTTTAAGCATGTTAATACTATAACAACTTCCGCAAATACTACCAGGTTTCTTGCTCATAGCTTTGCAGAAGCTGTTATTTAGTGGAGATGTGTTTAAGCCAGGAATACCTTTCAATTTTCCTGTCATTACACTATATTTTACCATAGCATCTCCTTAATGTATTGTAAAGCCTCCTGAATCTCTGCAAAATTCTATAAAATCTAATACATTGTCTAGAGTAAGAGGATAATTTTTGTTAAATTCCTTCTCTTCAGCTCTTCTTTCTTCGTATTCTTTTATATCAGCATGTATTTCTTCTAGATTATCTAATAGTCTTTTGCATATTTTGTTAGCTTTCTTTCCTACTATAGCATGGCCATTATTCCAACCGCCAGCTTCTATGTCGTCTTCAGTCAATATATCTTCACAATGTACACATATTAGTTTCCATAATGGTCTCCAATACCATACATTGTTTCTAAAATAATGACCTTTTTCTGTTTGAGGGTCTAGCCCGTAGATATCGAATCCCATTATGCATGCTCCTGTAACATATCTTCAAGCTCATTTAAAGCTTCTCCAATATTATCTAGATTATCTCTTGCACATGACATTTCATCTTCTGCACTTACCATTGAATCTAATGTATCGCCAATTCTATTTCTAATTGATTCTATTTCTTTAGAAAAGTCGAGTCTTTCAGCTTTATGATAACCTTTTAGATTCTCTATTACAGTCTCTAATGTTTTTATATCATCTTTTAAGTTATTAAATTCTAAAGCCATGATTTTAAGCTCCTAGTTGTGGCACATTAGCACCTTTTAGTATTTTATTAACCTCATGCATCAAACCATCAAGTTCAGCTACTCCATGCAACTTATCACAAGCAGCTCTTTTCTTAGCTTCCAACTCTTTAATCATTTTACCTGATTTAGTTTCAGTTTCTTGACCAAGAGCTGTTTGATTACAAAGATATCTAAATGCTTTATCTGTATCACTGTAAGAAGAACCGCTGTATAATGATGGCACTCCAGAGTCGTATCTTTCTTTACCTAGATTCTTTAAAAGCTCATCATAAACAGCAACTAAACCTTGAGACAATCTATCGTATCTTTCTTTAACTTTTCTATATTGAGCCATTGATTTGTCTACTTTAAGAGATTTTAAATACCTTTTGTATTCTGCTTCAGATAGCTTTTGAACATCTGATGCTCTTTGTTGTTTAAGTACAGCTATCTTTTCATCAATAGCTTCTTCTATTCTTTTAGTAAAATACTTTCTTTGTTGTACACTTATTTTATTTGACATTTCGTTTTCCTTTATCTTAAGACTGGTAATACTTCTTCAGTCGTTTCTGTTAAACATGTTAATACTCCACCATCATTACCCTCATCATCCATCTGAGCTATAACTCTGGTGCCATCATCTAAGAAAAATGTAATTGGTCTTTTATACCAATCATATCTTTCGCATTCTTCTTTAGGCATATACTCAACTTTAATAATTCTTTTGTTAAGCAATGCTTTTTCAGCTACTCCTGTCCATTTTTTAGTTATCTGTTTATCTGTCATACTTTCTCCTTATGATTTTCTTTAATCCAATGAGATACAGCTAATAAAGAATGGAATATATGGTTATTATCTATACCTCTATTAATTTCTTCTTCATAATGCTGTTCTTCTTGCTCTAAATACATATCAACTATTTTAGCTAAATGATACATAATTGGGTCACAATCATTGGTATAATTACTCATTACTATCTCCTTCTGGATTTTTATGAAATAGTATATAGTTTTTAGCTAATGTATTCCATACAACCATAAATGCTGTAGCTACATGAAACCGATGCTCTTTAGGCAATGCTTCTGTAATCATATCAACATATTCTTGTGCTGTTTGAATATCTTTTCTTGAAGCAAATATAGTATGCTCTTTCATATCTACATACGGAAGCTTACTAACTACCTCCATTAATTTATCTCTATTTTCACTCATTTGACTCATTTGACCTCCTTGTGGATCATTTTGTACAATATGAATGCAACAATAGCTAAATGCATCATTGATTCTGTTGTACTGTTTATTAAATAAATATACTCATATAGTTTATCACCCATATGTTCTCCTATAAATTATAGAGCAGGGCATACTGGCGTATTCATGTATGCTATTTAAAGAGAGCTACTCTTCCTTGCCACTCTGCTCTTTTTGTACAAATACAAGAAGGTATCAAATATGGATATCATTTATTAAGCATTACCGCTCCACTTTCGTTAAATGATACCTTCTAAATTAATGAGACTACATTCGTCAGGCCTGGCATAGTCTTTTTATCCTGATTCTTAAGTAGTTATAATGAGGTCTTACTTGTCAATGCCTTATCTGTAAACCCATAGTTCGTCCAAGGGACTTGCCCTTGAGGCTTTTTTATGTGATTCCGATACCTCTTTTTACAGATGCTTACAATAGTATCTCAGCGTGTTTAGGACTTATATACTAGCTTAACTCTGATAATAACATTTATCACTTATCGCCACCCAAAGAGGTAGTCTCAAATTATATTATGCTCCTCGTGCAATCACTTGTGTTTTGCATCTTTTGCATATAAATTTCCTTCTAAATAATTTTATTCCCGAATACTTTCTACATTTACATCTGATATGTTTGTTGATATCCATTTATACTCCTTAAAATTTATCCCTGCTATAGTCTTTGGTCAGAAAGATAATATCTAATCACCAACTTATCCAAAAGTCTATGATTCAATAAGCTACTATAACAGGGAATTTTAATAAAAAAGAGGGATAGTGAAGTTGAATCTCATCTAAGTGAGAATGATTTTATTCGCATGAACCATCTTGTCTATCCCTCTGACTCCACAAGATTCTATCTCCAGTTTTGATCTTGATCTTGTACTTGTGAAGCTTGCCATTCTAACTCTTGTAAATCATCACAATGGCATTCAATACTATTACACGCTCTACACTTTAATACTATTTTCATTTCTTTAAAATACTCCCATACTTTACTCATGGCGACATATATCCTAATGATTCAATAGTATCTTCTTGTGCTTCCTGGCGTTTCTTCCATCTCTTGCCTCGTGTTTCAGGATACATCTCTTGACACTTACGGCTTGAACGTCTGATATTAGCAGGAGAGGACATCATTCCTTCTTTCTTCATATAATAATAAGCACTTATTCGACAGTCTTTAAATTTCTTTATAGATCTGTCATAATTTATCCTTAAGCCTTGTCCTTCATACTCTTGCTTATGTACTAAATACTCTAAAGTATGATAACAATCAGCTGCTTCAGGATGCTTTAATATAATTGCTTTAACTTTATCTATTACTTTAACTTTCATTATTACTCCTTTTCCATATGGCTATTAATAGCAGCAGAAGATATAAATGAATCGCTTTTATCTAACTTATCAAAATACTTTTTATGGAAAGATAAAGCTTCTTCATTTGTATTAAATACTTTGCCTTTAGTCCCTCTTCTATCAAAGTACCATTGTTGAAGCCAATCATACTTACTATTAAATGCGATATCATTTATCATATCATCTTTTACTTTAGCTAGGTTGTTTAATCTTTTACCTTCATCCCATCCATCTGCAAAACTATAGATGGCGTTTGCTAATGCTTTACCTATTACTTTCATAATTATACTCCTATGGTTTTGGTAGTAGCACAACTATTACTACTACCATTATTAAATACAATTCCATTGCCATTTATTTACCTCCATACTTATGTTCACCTAATAATGCCTCTGATATTTCCAATGACCAACCAAGACTCATATTATACTCTATAGTATCGTAGTCATCTTCCATACAAACACATCCTTTATCACGACAAGATATCCAATCTTTAACCATTTGAATGGACTTATTTATCTTCCTTTGCATTTTATCATTAAGTTCTTTGTTCTCTAATTCCATTATAAACCTGCTTTCATCTTTATGAATTGAACTAATGACATATTACGTGCATCATACCTCTTAACACGTCTTAATGTGTCTTGTACCTCTAATAACTGCTGAAATCTCTCTTTACGAGCATTATCCATCTGAATAATAGCTTGTTCTTCTATAGGTCTATTAATAAATATATCTAACTTCATTTTATTACTTATTGTTTCGCTATAATTTCTAACAGATGCTGTTGTTTCCCATCTATCTTGCATTTCTGTATACTTTACTAATACTTTATTAATATATTGTGTTACTCTATCCATGCTTATTTCTCCTTATCTTGTGAATGTAATAATACACAAAAGGTGAGCTAATCATCATTAACCCACCTAATTGTATGTGTAATAAAGGGACTATATGTCCCCTTATACTATATCATCCAGCTACCAGGCTTTATAGCATTAGTATCATCATCTTTAACGCTATCTTCAAGTATCTTCATATCAGCTTTATGGTCTCTTACAGTTGTCTTACATAGTATTAACTGCATGCTTTCAGGTATGTATGATACTCTTCTACCATGCTTACTTGCTTGGTCGTTTAAATCATTTAACTGTGGCTTAAGCATGTTATAAGTATATTCACTTACATTATACCAGTTCCATCCATTCTCTGCTTTATTTAAACCATGATTATAATCAGTATAATTAAGCATTTTTGTTATCATTACTATTATTTTATTCATTATTACCTTTCTTCTTTGTGTTTATTAATATATAGAGGATAGCAGGGGCGTGAGGACATCACTACACGATTGAATTTCAAGAGAGCTCGGAGGGTAGCAGGGTGAAATTCAAGCGGGTAGGGTTGTAACATATCAAACACTCCCATTCTACGGCAATTTTTTTGAAATTTATTTTTTTAAGATTTTTACTTGATTCTAAAGCCTAAAAACCTGTAAATTTTTACCACTATAAGTTGCTACAGAGAATCGCAACATTAAATGACTTACAATTTAAAACAGATTCACAACTAGCAGTTGCTAATTACAGCTGTTACAAGCAGTATTATAGAGGTCGGGAAATGCGCAAAAAAGAGGTTTTATGGATAATCTAAGTGATTACGAAGAAAGGTTAAGTAAGGGTTGGCCACATGGTGGTCCTTCTAATATATTTTCTAGTAGTGAATATAATATAAATCCAGATAGCCCTTTAGGCAATTGGGTAGCAAGAGAGGGTGTTCCAGGTAGCTATTATAATAAAAGGTTTAATGAGAACCCTTACATGTATCCTAATATGCCAGATAGTATGCTTAATATCCATAACAAACATCACAATATACCTATGAATCCCTCAGAAATGGATAGTATGAGGCAGGTTAATCCATTAGCTAACGCTTGGTACACATTAAAAGAAGGTTTAGGCTTTTCGCCTTTTTCCTTTGAAAAGAGTGGTGATCCAAGAAAAGTTTTTGGAGAATAATGGGTTTAGGACACGATCATACTAACTCAGGTCATAGTCATGGAGAAGCTACTGGTGATTATAAGCAGATAGCTCCATGGTTTATGGAAGCCTTATACAATTCTGGTGCTACACCTATACAAAACTTTGCTAGAGAAAAGAATGTACCACAGGCAGATATAAATGCTTATGATGACTTTGTTAGATCTGGTGGTGTAGAAGGTCGTATACAAGAGCTTGAACATCAATACTTAGGTGGTGATGCGGGTGGTAACTATAGTGCGAATAGGCTTAGTGGTGGAGATAAAGATGTAATGCGAATAAACCCTAAATTCTTCGGTCAAAACCTTAATGTAGCTTCAATTCCAGGACATGAGTTTGGACATGCCTTTGCAGGACATAGGCCTGGTGGACACGCTCTAGGTGAAGAGAGTGGTAAAGTCCCTGATTTAAACTTATACCAGAAAGCAGATAGATTCCTCCAAGGATGGTTACCTTCGTTCTCTAAGCATGGTGTTAGACCATTTAAGGGTAATAGAAGAGAATTGTGGGATGAAGCAGGTTATGACCCTCACTATGGAGAACATCAGTTTGATGTATTAGGAGAGGCTTTTGCCAATACTTTAACTCCTATACAGAAAAGAAGGCTGAATACAGGTAATATACCACTAACAGAGGGTGGAACATACTCAGAATCTCCTTATGAAGACTTATCTGTTGGAGATTATAAAGTATATGATAAGCTATCTAATAAAGCTCAGAACTTTAGAGATGCATATGCTCAAGCAAGATCTGATAAACAAAAAACCTTTACATGGGACGATAGACTTTATTCATCTGATCTTTAATGTACACTATTACAATCAATCACAGGGATAAACCTGTAACCTACGATATATTAACATCATCCGAAGCAATACAGGACAATATAGCCTTTAAATACTGGAGAGAGGCAGACTCTGGTGATTATGCTATATCTGATGACGATGTAGTAGCAAAGCTAATTAAGCGTACATCATATAAAAACGGTTCAACCTATTTTAGATTCCCCTGGGGGTACTGTATTTGCAAAGATGTTAATAAAAGTTTTAAATTATTTGCTGAAAATAGACAGACTAAACATACATTCACTGGTAAACCTTGGCTTAAAGTCCATAAAAAGCAGTTATTAGGCGATATGTCTATGGTATATGCTATGACTCGTGACAAGGAAAAGACTATTGAGATGGTACATGGTAAAGATGTATCTGATAGTAATAAGAGAAAATATAGAAGGTGGATGAAATCGGAGGTATTTACCGATATGGTAAGAGAGGAAACAGAAAAGCTCCTTAAGAAACATGATTTAGATGAAGATTATACTATGGAATTGATGAAAAAAGCCATAGATATTGCAAAAGAGAAGAAAGATGTATCAAATCTATTGCGAGTAGTAGAGAATCTTCAGGATTTACATGGCATGAACGAAAAGGTAGTAACCAAAACCACAGAATCTCTGGAGGCAGTACAAACTAGAAAAATGTTGGAGTCACTTGAAGAAGAAGAAAAGAGATTATTGGTTACTCAGACTGTTGAGGAGACAAGTAATGGGGTATCAAAGGGTACAATATCGCAAGGCAAAAAAGTCGAAAACAAAGAAGACTAATAAAAAGATAAAGCAGCCAAAGGAGAAGCATGGAAATACCAGAGAATGGTGATTACGAAGCTTACTACTCTAAATTAGAAGCACTAAAGAAGCTACGAAAGAATATGGCGCTATTTGGAAAAGTATGCTTTCCAACTGCCTTCCAAAAAGCCACCCCTCCGTTTCACAGCAATATATATCACGCTTTAGCGGAAAGAACAACAAAAAGAGTGTTAGTTGCAGCCCCTCGTGGAACGGCTAAATCTACTGTGAGTACACTTGTTCTTCCGCTATATGAGGCAGCGTTTAAATCTGATAAAGAAGATAAGTTCATTGTAATAATATCGGAGTCACAAGCTCAGTCTATTAACTTCCTTAGTCGTATTAAGTATCATTTAACTCATTCAGAGAATTTTAAGCGTATGTTTGCAGATTACGGACCTACTACAGCTAAGAGATGGACTAATACAGATATTGTCCTGGCAAATGGTACCCGTATAGTAGCAGTTGGTACAGGTCAAAGGGTTAGAGGATTTATTGAAGGTGATACTCGTCCTACATTGATAGTAGTAGACGATTTTGAGTCAGAACATAATGCATTAACCTTTGAAGCTAGGAAAAAGAACAGAGACTGGATGACCGAAGCTGTTATTCCATCATTAGCAGATCATGGAAGACTTGTTATGATAGGAACAGTTATATCAGAGGATTGTTTTTTATATTGGGCTAAAGATTCTCCAGCCTGGCATACATTATGGTATTCTATAATAGATGACGAAGGAGAGAGTATATGGCCCGAAAGATTTCCCCTTTCAAGGGTAAATGAAATAAAAACAGAGTATGGATCTGTTGGAAACCTAACTGGGTTTTACCAAGAATATATGAATATAGCTCAGGCACCTGATGATGCTCCTTTTAAACCAGCATATATTAAGACTTATGACATGAGTTATAAAAGAGAAAATAGTGAAAATTTCTTAGAAAAAAAGAATGGAGATTTAGTTCCAATAGATATTTATTGTGGTATAGATCCAGCATCAAGTTTAAATATAAGAGCAGACTTTTTTGTTATAGCCACAATAGGAGTGGATAAAGATAATAACAAGTATATAGTAGATATTTTTAGAAAAAGAATTGATCCTGCAGAACAACCTGATAAAATTATTGGTACATATAAAAAATATAAACCTAGAAAAGTAAAGATAGAGACTGTTGCATACCAAGAAGCATTAAGAAGTGCTTGTAGAAAACAGATGACAGAACAAGGATTATTTATTCCAGGACTAGAAAAAGGTGTTAAGCCTAGAACTCGTAAATCTGAGAGATTAATATCATTAGTTCCTATGTTTGCTAAGGGAGAATTTTATTTTAGAAAAGAAGATACTATAGCTCAAGAAGAATTTATGAGTTACCCAAGGGGAAAGAATGATGATATTATGGATGCTATCTGGACTGCGCTAGAAAATCATAGACCTTGCAGACGTAGTAGTTTACAAAATCTTAAGGGAAAAATAAAGAAAAAAATCAAAAAACTTGATTGGATGACAATGTGATCTTATCGTATATTAATTACTAAATATGGCAAACTATAGCAAAAAAACAGAAAATAAAAAAGAAATAGTAGATGAAACTAAGCATTTATTCGATCTTTATAGTCAAAAAAGACGAACCTGGGCAGATCACGCTCAAGAAGATAAAGAATTTAGACTTGGTAAGCAATGGTCTTTAGAGCAAAAAGAAACTTTAGAAGCTAGAGGTCAAGCACCTGTAGTTGTAAATAGAATACATCCTGCTGTAGAGACTGCTAAAGCATTACTCACTGCTAATAGACCTGGATTTAGAGTATCTCCTAGAGAGGATTCTGATAATAAGGTAGCTCAAGTATTTAATTCTTTACTTGAATATTGCTGGCAGATATCTCAAGGAGAGACTGTATTAAGACAAGTTGTAGATGATTATTATGTTACAGGTGTTGGATATATGTTATGCTACCAAGATCCATTAAAAGATGATGGTAAAGGTGAAGTCTGTTTTAAGGATATAGATCCATTAGATGTTTATGTTGATCCAAATTCAAGGGATAGATTGTATGATGATGCTGAATCTATTATAATATCTAGATTATTTACAAGAGAACAAGCTAAATCTATGTATCCTATGTATAAAAAAGCAATTAAAAATGCTGCTTCAGACCAAAAAAGCGATATGCCTGTAACAACAAGAGATGATAACGATCAAACTACATGGCCAGAAGATGTCATGACTAGAGAAGATACTGATTATATCAGAGGATATGAGAGGTATTATAAGATAATTGTAGACAAATTCAGAATATTCGAAACTTTTTCAGGAAAAGAATATTTATTTAATGAGATGGAATTTGAATCCTATATTCAAAGGCCAGTATGGATTGTCAACAATAAACCAATCTTTAGACAGGAGGTAATCTCAAAGCTCTCTAGTCAGGGGATGATGCCACGAGAATCTAGTATTCCAGAACTTATTGAGATGGGTATTATCAAAATGGTAAAAGTTCAAGTGCAGCGTGTTAAACAATGCATTATAATGGGCGACAAGTATCTTTATTCAAGAGAATTGCCTACAGAGCATTATCCCTTAGTACCATTTATGAATTTACATACAAGAACGCCATATCCTATGAGTGATGTGCGACTTGTCAAGAATTTACAAGAATATATAAATAAAATCAGATCTTTAGTAATAGCTCATGCTACGACATCAACAAATGCTAAGGTACTTATTCCTGAAGGATCTGTTGATATGAAAGAATTTGAAGAAAAATGGGCAATGCCAGGTGTTGGAATAGCTGTAGATTTCTCAGAAGGACAGCCTGTTACTGTACAACCTACTCCATTGCCTAATGAATTGTATAAGAATGAAGCTGATGCCAAGCAAGATATTGACCATCAATTAGGTTTATATGAACTTATGATGGGTAATTCTGGAGCTGCTCCTCAAACATATAAGGCTACAGTAGCTATTGATGAGTTTGGTCAAAGAAAAATTAAATCTAAACAAGCTGATATAGAAGGCGGGCTAAGAAGGATAGCAGAAGTAGCTATTCCTATGATGCAACAGCTATATAAAACAGAAAAAGTTTTTAGAATTGCTAATCCTAATAATACGACTAGCAAATATATGATAAATAAGAAAATGGTAGATGATAAAACTGGAGAAATTAATAAGTTTAATGATATTACTATTGGAAAATATGATGTTATTGTTGTAACTGGATCAACTTTACCTACAAACAGATATGCTCAATTAGAACTTTATATGGATGCATATAAAAATGGAGTTATTGATAGGCAAGAAGTTCTCAAGAAAACAGAAGTCTTTGATATGGAAGGTGTTATGGAAAGAACTGATGCTATAGGTAAAATGGAAGGTCAAATAAAACAACAACAAGAAGAATTAAAGAAGCTTCGAGGCGACTTGCAAACTAGAGATAGAGAAGCAGTTGCTCTTCGTAAGAAAGTCGAAGTCGAGAAGTTTAAATCAAATCTTGATAAGGTATCTAATAAAGCACAAGCTTCGGGTACTGTATTCGAGAAACGATTAAATGATGCTATCTCAAGTATTTCAAAAGAGATAAAAAGTGAAAAAACGGACTCTACCTCTAAAAAAGAGCAGTCCACAAAAAAAAGGAGTAAGTAATGGAGAACAATATGGATACCCAGAATGCAAATCCTGGCCCCGTAGATACTGCATTTGAACCCCCAGTAAGCCAAGGTCAAGTTGAACAACCTCAGCAAGAAGCCCCTTCTTTAACGCCTGCAGATGCTTTTGAGCCTGCGGCAGAACAACCTATTGAAGGACAACCCTCTAGCACGCCAGAGCCTCAACAAAACCAGGAGGTGGCACCTCCATTAGATAATGATAAGGTCCGATATGAATATTGGCAGTCTCAAGCGACTAAAGCACAGAATCAAGTTAAGGAATATGAACAAATGGCTCCACTTGTGGATTACATTAAAGCAAATCCTTATGTTATTCAAAATGCTCAACAAGCACAACAAGGTACTCCACAAGAGGCTCCACAAGAAGAGTTTCCTGAAGCACCTGTTAGGCCTGAAAAGCCACGTAATTTTAATCGTGAAGAGGCTATGTCAGATCCAAGTAGTGAATCTGCTAGATTTATGGATGAAATGGATGATTGGAGAGATCAAACTAACGAATACAATAGACTATTTACAGAATATCAAACAGCAAAGATCCAAGAAAACTTTGATGCCGTTAAGCAACGTGAAGAAGCTCAACATCAAGCTCGGATTCAAGCTGCTGCACAACAAGAGCAATCTTCAGAAATACAAAAGTATGCTGTAGCTAACTTTGGTGCAGATGAACAGACTGCTGCTGAATTTGTTAAAGAAATGTCTTCTCCTGAATCCGTATCTATGGATAATTTATGGCAATTGTTTATGATGAAAAAAGGCATGAATCAGCCTGTAGGACAAGCTCCTATAGCTGAGCCATCACCTCAATTTCAACAAACACAAGCTGCTCAGCAGATTCCTAGTTCAATGGGTGTGATGCCAGGAGCAACTACTACCAGCCAAAGTAGTGACTCAGATTCTATTATGGACGGTTTAATAGATGGCTGGAAAGAAAAGAATCCGTTTTAAACGGTAAAGGAGGTCCATAATGGGCGATTTTACAAGTATAAGTGCGAATGCGACTGGTTCTGGGGTAGATTTAGACAACACAAGACGAATATTTAATTTCGGTGATCGTGTTGCTGAACTTGCACCTCAACAAAGTCCGTTTTTCGTATATTTAAACAAGGTTGCTAAGAAACCAACAGACGATCCTGTCTTTAAATTCTTAGAACAAAGACATCAATGGCAAAGACGTAATTTTGCTATAGACAATGCACCAACATGGGATAAAACTGCTAATGTTGTAGGTACCAATAGTACTAATGATATAGCTATTGATTGTGGTTATAATTCTGCAGGTCAAATAGAGGCTGAACAACCATGTAATTTTATTGTTCCTGGACAAATTATTGCATTGAAAAATGTTAATGGCAGTGTCTATAGAATAAAAATACTAGAAACTGCAACAGTTGATGCAACTGGTGGTGCTGGTACTATTAAACATGAAGCTTCACAAACATTAATTTCAGGTTCAGCAATGAAAGCAATTGACGATGCTTCTGGCTCTGGTACTTGGGCTAATGGTGATGTTGGTCAAGTAATTGGGACATCATGGGGTGAAGGTACTAAAGCTCCAGTTGGCTGGGAAGACATTATGGTTGATAAAGAGGGCTATTGCCAAATCTTTAAAACTGCAATGAATCTTTTCTCAAATACTGCTAGAGCAACTAGGTATCGTGGCGTATCAAATGAGTATCAAAGAATCTGGACTGACAAACTTATGGAGCATAAAATGGACATGGAGCAAGCTTTCTTGTTTGGTGTTGGTGATGCAACAAATGGGGCTTTGTCTACTAGATATACTCATGGTATAGTTCCTTATACTGAATCTAATGGTAAAGTATATAACTTTAGCTATGCTTCGTCTGGTTACGATGCCTTTTTAGATGCAATGGAAGATTTCTTTGCACCTGAAGGTGGTAACTCTGGAAATAAACTGGTATTAGCTTCAAGGAAAGTAATCACTTACTTAAATAAATTAGGTAGTGGTAGTTTCTTGAATAATTCTGTTGGTTCTAGTCAGTATAAATTGGATGTAACTTCAATACCTGGTACTTTTGGGCACCAAGTAACAAAGGTAAATACTATTTATGGTAGTTTACATTTTGTTGCTGAGCCTTTATTAAGAGGTCCTTGGGAAAACTATTGTTGTGCTGTTGATATGAAAAATGTTGCTTATCGTCCACTAGTTGGTAACGGTATTAATCGTGACACTTTCGTTGAAACTAACATTCAAGGTAACGATGAAGATGGCAGAAGAGACCAAATAATCACTGAAGCAGGGTTAGAGATTTCATTACCTGAAACTCACGCTGTGATGAAGTGGTCTTAAGGAGGTAGATTATGGCATTATCATATGCAAAATCAGGTGGATGGACACAGGTAACTAATAATCTGACTGTTGCTGATACTAATGGTACTTATTATGGCGATGAAATAAGCGTTACAGGAAGTACAAAAATCATGGGTGAAATCAATGAAGAGACAGGTGCTGTTGGTAAATGGCAATACACTCTTAATGATACTCCTATTTCAGTGGGCGGCATAGGATTAGATCCAAGTTCTACAAATAGTATTGGAACTAAAACATGGACAGATTTAGAATATGAAGCTGTTGCTGTTGGTGACAATACAATGGAAGACTTGCCTTTTCCTTCTGATGCTAAAGGTATTAGACCTGCTGTTACTATTACTGCTTCGACCTATGGTGGAAATACTACTATAGAATCGATATGTTTAATAGACGGCAAAAGGTCTGATTTAGGCTTTAGTATATCTGGAGCAATTGGAAAAGATCCATCTTAATAATAAACCGATACAGGGGGGCTTCGGCCTCCCTATATCATAACTGGAGATAAATATGGCTAATACAGTAACAGATTGGAATATAGGTGAACGTAGTGTTACTTTTACTTTAGATACTGCAGCTGCAATAATTACAAAAGAACTCCCTACACAAATTCATAGTGATTTTACTTTAGTAATGAATGTTTCTGGAGCAGATACTTCATCTGAAACTGTTACTTGGAAAATATTAATTAGCTATGATGGAGGTGATACTTATATAACAGCAGCTACTGCATCAGGAGCAACATATGATGATATTCCGTTAAAATATGTATATGATTATGATGACTTAGGTCCTGTTCCAAATTTAAAACTATCAATTGAACCTTCTGGAACATCATCGGGTGAAATAAAATGCCAGATATTTGAGCATGCTGGTAGAAGGAGATTTTAGATGGCGATTTTAAAAGGACAATGGGGTGGACTTGCAAATACTAATTATGGTGAAACTTTTCTTCAATGGGCGGATACAACACATTTAGAAGATTTAACACAAGTTTTTCCAGAAGATATTCATTGTGATTGGACTTTATGGGTAAATACAGCAAGTAATGATTGGGCTAATGCTCTTTCCAATATTGTTCTTAATGTACATGTAAGTTATGATGGTGGAACAACTTATCATATAATGAAAACAGAAACAATATTAAGTGGAAATATAAAAGGCAAACCTTATAGATTTAAATATAGATTTAATAGTGATGGAGTAGTTCCTAAATTTAAAATAGGATTAGATCCTAGTGCTGCTCTTAATAGTTCAGGTACAGGAAAAGAAAAAATTTATTTAAGGCTAATGAAACACTAATGGCTACTGTAACATCAAATAATATAGGAACGCCTTGGAGCGGAGTAAAGCCTGATACTAGAAGAAAACATGGGAAGAAGGATTAATGGGTGTAATATTAAATAGAGTAAAAGATTTAGTAGGAGATCCTACAGCGGGGTTTGATGCATCAGATCCTCCTTATAATTCAGCTATTAATGAAGTAATTGATTTAACTCCTGCTGATATTCTTATTAAAGATGCTAGCTTACATTCAATGACTTCTGATGAATGGACATCTGGTGGAGATAAAAAGATTTTAAAAGTATTGCGAAGAGATGGAGATTCAGGGAGTATGGTTCCTGCTACTGAAATAGCTCGTGAGGAGTGGGATTTACATAATAATACAGATTCTATATATTATAGAAGTTCTTTTGCTCCAAAATTCTCTTTATTTTCTGATGGAACTAATACTAAATTAATGGTAACGCCAACGCCTACTGTATCGCAAAAAGCTGATGTATATTACTTAGCATATAATCCAGGGACATTAAATAGTGATGCTACCGTTCCAAAGGTAAGTGCTAGCTTAGAACAAGCTATTGTTTTAAAAACAGCTATTAATATATTAGCTAATAAGATATCTGATGCAGTACAGGATGAAGAAGATTCTGAAATATTGCAGTTATTACAAGCTCAAAGCGCTAATCTACAATCTTTATATCAAGTTGAAATGAGCAGAATAACAGGAGAAAAAGCAGAATGAAGATTAGACAAGTTTTAGAATTAGTGCAACAACATCATCCTGATGTGGGTGAAGTTGAATTATTAAAATATATTAATCAAGCAATGGATACATTTGCTGAAGAAACTAAAATAGTAGAAGAGTCTTTTACTACAACTACAGTTGCTAATCAAAGATATTATGATGTAGATCAAGAAATACCAGGTATATTAGAAATAGATAGAGTTACTTTAACAGATGCCGATGGTAGAGGGTTTGAAATACCTAGATTGGTAGGTATACCTAAAGAAGAAGATAAGGACTTAATTTAATGGCTTTAAAGAAGAAATATGCATACTATATAGATAGAGGCAAATTAGCTATTGTAGAATTTGGAGGTACTAGTAATGATTCTGATACTCTTACTGGTTGGCAAAGTGTATCTACTGCTGGTAAAACTGTAAGGTTATTTACTAAAGGATTAGCCGCTCCAATAACAACTGCTTCTGATAAAGCAACAGAATTAACAACTGCTATCCCTTCTAGGTATCATCAAGCTATAATAAGTTTAGCTATAAGTTATTTATACTTAAGACCAGATAAAACTAATGCCGAAATGTATGCTTTACATAAACGTGAATATATGGAAATGCTTAAAAGAGCTAAAAGATGGAAAAAAATGGGAAGACGTACAACAGGCTTTATTAAACCAGTGGATTTTTAGATGGCATGGACAGGTGATAATGTAGCTATAGACACTAATTACTATCAGGATGTAGTTATTACTGGTAGCCTTACAGTTGATAGTAAGATAAAATTAAATGACAATATTTTAACAACTGCTACAAACATACCTTTAATATTAAAAACAGATTCTCTTATCATAAAGCCTTATGGCGATTCAACCCCTGATGATGGAATACTTGATATACAAAAACATGATGGTTCAAGTGTATTTAAAGTTAATCCGAATACAGGAGTTGTTGATATTAATGGTTCTTTTAATGCGGGATCTATCGGTATTTCATCTCTTGATTTAGACAACATTGACATAGATGGTAATATAATTAAGATTGACAGCACTGGTAGATCAGATGGTAGTATTGATAATAGAGTTCAAATAGAGCAGTTATTAGTTAAAATAGGATCTAATCAAGCTGATTTGTTTTCAGTTCAAGATTCTTCTGGTGGAAATGTAATAAACGTAGATACAACTGCAAGTCCTAATTTAGTTTTAATAGATGCATCAATTAGATTAGGAGGATCTGGAGCTTATATAGCGACTAATGAAACTACTGATATAGATTTTCAAGCAAATGACAAAACAACTGTAATGAGGTTTGAAACTGACAATAAGCGTCTAGGCATAAATACTACAACTCCTGCAGCAGCATTACATGCAGTAGGTGCAAATGCAGGTTATTTCAGTAATTCTGCAGCTCAAGATTGTTTAGTTACTATTCAGGGTGGTTCTAGTAATGATGCAGTTTTGACTTTTAAAGCTGATAAAGGTTTAGCTAGTGCAAATATAACAAAAGTATATCAAGAAGATGGTGTGGGATTTCACATAAAAACTAATAATTCCCTTGTAGATTCTATGACTATATTATCTGCTGGAAATGTTGGTATAGGTAATACAGCTCCTGAATCTAAGCTAGAAGTAAATGGAGACATACGAATACCTAATGGTAATAGATTGTATTTTTATGAAGGTTATGATTATAATTACTTAGACTTTTCTAGTGGAACTTTAAATGTAGGATATACAGCTGATGCTCTTAGATTTGATTTAAATGAAAGTACTACCAAAACTATGGAGATGGTAGCTAATTCTAATTTTGAAATAAAAGGCTACAATGATAAAGACATATTTATAACTCCACAAGGAACAGGTAAAGTAGGGATAGGTACTACATCTCCTGGTGCTGCATTACACTTAGCTAGCTCAGGTCTTATGACATTGCTTCAATCTAGCTCAACACTTAATAGTATGCAATTCCAAGATAGCAATACTGGATTGTCTTCAAATGCAAATAATGGTACTACTATAGGTACTAATACAGGTGTTTTTCACATAAACAACAGAGAAGACAAGAATATACAATTTGCTACAAATGATACTACTAGAATGATAATAAAAAATAATGGTATGGTAGGTATAGGACTCTCTCCCTCTGTCAATTTACATGTATTAAGAAATGGATATAAAGAAGTTGCAAGATTTGAAAGTACATCAGTAACAGGTTCAAGAATAACTATTGAAAGTGATTCTAATTTATCTTCTACAGTTGCAGAAAGAGATGGGCATCTTGTATTGCAAGATACTAATTCAAGAAAAGTAGCTATAGGATTTGACCAACCTGATTCATTATTGCATATGTCAGGCGCTGACCCTTATATGACATTTACTAATACAGCTTTAGAAGACAGTGCAGAAGGTAGAGAATCTAAATTAATATTTGAAGGAACTACAGTTGCAGGTGGCTCTGCTTATGATTCAGCACAACATCATTTAGCTGAAATTAATGTATCTCACTATAAGAATGAAAATGATAAAAAAGGTCAGTTTACATTTAAAGTAAACGATGGTAATGATGATAATGGTAGTCTTCAAACAGCTGTAAATATAGATTCTTATAAAAATGTAGTTATAGGTGGTAGAACATCTTTTAATGGCACTACAGGCTCTTGTGCAGCTTTATATGCTGAGTATACAGGCTCTGCTATGGGAACTAC